CAATCACTGCTCTGCAAGCTGACGTTGACCAGAATGAGTCTGACGCTGATGCTGCAATCGCCGCTGAAGGCGTTGCACGTGCTGCTGCTGATACTTCTCTGACAACACGTCTTGGTGCTGAAGAGAGTGCACGCGCTGCTGCAATCACTGCTCTGCAAGCTGACGTTGACCAGAATGAGTCTGACAGCGATGCTGCTGAGGCTTCTCTGACAACACGTCTTGCTGCTGAGGAAGTTGCACGCGCTGCTGCAATCACTGCACTGCAAGCTGACGTTGACCAGAACGAGTCTGACGCTGATGCTGCTATTGCTGCTGAAGCTGCCGCACGCGTTGCTGCTGACGCCTTGAAGGCCAACCTTGCCGGTGGGAACAATTTCTCCGGTGTCCAGACCTTCGTGGATAACGTCAACATGAATGCTGACCTCGTCATCACCGGCGACGCTACAGCAAACCTCTTCACCTCAGTCTCAGAGCGTAAGCTCAAGGAGAACATCCAACCACTCCATGGTGCGCTTGGTATGGTGAAGAAGATGCAAGGTGTTACTTACGACATGAAGGCCACAGGTCGTCATGACATTGGTTTCATCGCTGAAGAGATGGCAGAGATCGCACCAGAGGTTTGCGGATTCCATGCAAATGGAAACGCTGCTGGTATCGATTACGGTCGTTTGACTTCTGTTCTCGTTGAGGCTGTCAAGGCTCAGCAGATTCAGATCGATGATCTCAAGGCTGCATTAAAAAAATAAGTAACTTCGGTTACGACTTCGGTTAATTTCGATTAGTCGGACAAGCCCCGCTCAGCCATCGTGTTTGAGCGGGGCTTTGCTTTATATACAAGTATACACACACGCGCGCGAGAATATGTGTTAAAAAACAGTCATTTACGAAATACATGTACTATTTATTTTGACGAATTACTTTCATCATCATAGGAGTGTGTAAATGTCTGACATGCTAGAACAAGCAATTATAGATGCTGAGGCATTAAAAGAAGCAGCAGCAAAAAATGCTGAAACTTTAATTTTAGAAAAATACTCCGATCAGATAAGAAATGCTGTTGATTCCCTTTTAGAACAAGAAGAACCAGCACTGGGCGATCTCGGAGGAGAATTAGAAGCAGCTATAGCAGGTGATGCTCCAGCAGAAGATCCAACCGCTCCAGGCGCCGCTCCAGTAGAGTCCTCAGTAATGGAGCACATCCCCCTCTCAGTCACTGCTGAAGATGATGGGCAGATAGAGATACCATTAGACAAGCTTTTAGAAGAAATAACAAACATGACTGAAACGATGAGTTTCCAGGGCGGCGATGAAGTGATGGATCCTTCTCTTGCCGAAGAACTCACAGACCTAGAAGAGGCTTGCCCGGGCCATTCCGGAGTAGAAGAGGACGAGGACCTCTATGAGGAGATAGACCTTGTAGAGTTGGACCTCTCCGAAGAAGAATCATTAGAAGAAGCTGTTTCTGTTGACATACAGCCCAAGAAAGGCGGCTGGCTTGAGCCCTCGCAGGGTGTTATAGAACTAGCAGAGGAAGAGTTGCTCGCTATGGAGCAGGATGCGGAGGTCCATGAAGAAAGGGCAGCTCTCAGAAAGGCTGTTAGCGAACTTACCGCAACAAACGAAACAGTTACAACACAGAACAACAAGCTTGTTGAGGCACTTGATAACACAACCGAGTATATAACAAAGTTAAAAGATGCAGTAACAATCTTAGAAGAGAAACTTGATAAGGCTAATGTAGAAAATGCTAAGATGCTTTATCAAAATATGGCACTAGTCGACGACTCCCTGAATGAGCGGCAAAAGCAGAAGCTTGCCGAAGCGGTCGCTAGCGCCACAACGATAGAAGAAGCGAAAGTAATTTTTGAGACACTTCAAAACACAGTGGGCGGCACTTCTCGCAATGCGGCGCCAAATTCGCTGAGTGAGGCAGTACAAAAGACTTCTTCAGTAATTTTGTCTTCTCGAAGAGAGAATTCTAGAGAGCAAAATGCAAATCCAACATTAAACCGTTGGAAATTCCTTGCGGGAATAGACAAATAACTAACTATAAGGAGAACTTTAAAATGTCTGTTTTACAAAAATTAACTGAAGGCATCGTTGAGCGTTCCCTGAACAGAGAAGGTGTTGCCCTACTTGAAAAGTGGGAAGCAACTGGCCTTCTTGAGGGACTCAACAATGACCAAGAAAAGTCGGGCATGGCCCGCCTACTGGAGAACCAAGCTTCACAGCTTCTAAAGGAGGCTTCCTCCATGGCTGCTGGTGACGTCGAAGGTTTCGCTTCGGTAGCATTCCCAATCGTCCGTCGTGTATTCGGCGGTCTGCTGGCTAACGATCTTGTATCCGTTCAGCCTATGAGCCTCCCCTCGGGTCTCATCTTCTTCCTGGACTTCACGTATGAGCGTGCTGGAATGGGTGGTGTTGCAGATGGGTCGATCTACGGTGGTGGAGTGGTCGCATCGCAGTTAACCGGTGGTGTTTCTGACATCACTGAAGACGGCGGTGGCTTCTACAACCTCGCAAACGCCTACTCGCATGCAACTGGCACGTTCAACGCCGCGCTAGCTGCAGTGAGCGGCTTAACAACGACCACCGTTGGTGCACTCACCGAAACTCAGAAGACTGAAGTTCGTTGGGATCCCGACCTCCTCGCCGCTGCATCGGCGAAGGGTGTTATCCAGCTCCAGGTGAATGCAGCCGATGTCCCTGCCCAGCTTAACACTGATATGCTTGGTGCAATCACAATTGACAACGGCCTTCAAGACGATGACGAGATTCTTCGTCGTCTCACCAAACTGGATTCGGATGGAAACTTGGTTTTCACAATTACTGACGGAGCGTCCAGCGGTGAGTCCACCGCCGCGGCACAGGCCGTTACATGCTCTTTCCCCTATGTCGACAACTTCGACAACGGCGGAGCCCTCGGCTCGGTCGCAGGTGGAGCTAACTGGCCTCTTGAAGAGCCTGACCCCGGCACCGGTAACGAAGGTGACGGAACTGGCAAGAACGAGATTGCCGAGATCGACATCAAGGTGGACAGCATTGCTGTTACCGCGATGACCAAGAAGCTCAAGGCCAAGTGGTCCCCCGAGCTTGGTCAGGATCTCAATGCATATCACAACCTCGATGCAGAGGTCGAGCTAACTCAGCTTCTTTCTGAGCAGATCGCCCTTGAAATCGATCGTGAGATTCTTAACGATCTCGTCCAGGGTGCAACAGCCGGTACTTACTACTGGTCCCGCTCCCCCGGCCTCTTCGTTGATCGTACTACTGGAGCAGAGCTTGGTGCAACAACAGCAGCTCCTGACTTCACCGGTACTGTTAGCGAGTGGTATGAGACACTCATTGAGACAATCAATGACGTGTCGGCTCAGATCCACAGAAAGACACTCCGCGGTGGAGCTAACTTCCTGGTTACATCTCCAGAGGTTGCTAACATCCTTGAGTTCACTTCTGGTTTCCGTGCCAGTGTCACTGCTGACGCAGACAAGGGTTCTGTCGGTGCTGTCAACGTAGGCTCGATTTCTAAGAAGTGGGACGTCCATGTCGACCCCTACTTCCCACGAAACGTGGTACTAGTTGGCCGCAAGGGCAGCGGATTCCTTGAGAGTGGTTATGTATACGCACCTTATGTGCCGCTACAGGTCACTCCCACCATCTTTGGTACGGAAGACTTCGTGCCGCGTAAGGGCGTTATGACCCGTTACGCTAAGAAGATGGTCCGTCCTGACATGTACGGTCTAGTTGTCGTACGCGGTCTGCTCGGAGAGTCTGGCGCAAGCTAAGCTAACCAATAAGTAGCCAATTAAGAGCCCCGCCTTGAGTTTTCTCTTGGCGGGGTTTTTATTTTGGAATTTCAAACAAGACTTTACTATTTATTATGATTGATAAGGCGCAATGCCTTTTATATAAGGAGATACCAAACATGAGTAAGCTAGGAAGATATAGCGCAGATAGAAAAAAAGTTGAGAATGTAACTGCAACCAAGACAGTTGCCGTCGGCGATTGTGGAACGCTTTTCACAGTTGTTGGTGATGCTGCAATAACCCTTACTTTGCCCGCCATCACCGATGCAGGCAACGGATGGTGGTGCAAGGTTTTAAAAACCGGCGCCGCATCTGGAGGCGGGGCTGTGAACGTCACCGCGAGCGCAGACAGTGCCACCTCCATGATGGGTATCCACGTCGGAGACAATTTAGCTGTTTCACTCGCAGGATCTGACCTGGCGATCGCAGATGCCGCCAATTCGGGCTCGCAAGTTGAGCTTGTTTGTGACGGAAGCAATTGGCATGTATTAGCTCACGCTTCTGGCTCTGTGATCACAGTAAGCTAATTTTATTATAAAGCCTTATCAGCACTTAAACCCCGTATTAGCGTTAATACGGGGTTTTTTGTCTTTTATACTAATTATTACTATAACACAGGAGGCCCACCATGGGTAAACGACGCAAAAGATTAACAATGCCAAAGTATGCTAGAAAGTATGCTTCTGTTCGACAGGCCATAGCAAGGCGCCGAGGGGAAGAAGCAGATGTTGTGGCTACGACAACCACCACTACAACTACGACAGCACAACCCATTCTGGCCACACCTACAGAGGAAGTGACTTTGAAGAATGTGGCAGCAGAGAAGATCGAGGTAATAGAGACCGAAGCAGCAGCACCAGAGGTTGAACAGATAGAAACAGTTTCCACAGAGGCTAAATTAGTGGCCACTGTGACACCTACAACGCTTGTCGACACAAACCCCAAAGAGGAAACGACAAAAACAACCAAAAGTGCTAAGAGTACGACTAGCCAAGCGCAAGTCAGGTCCAACAAGTCGACCTCCAAAAAAACAACAAGCAAAAAGCCGACTAGAAAGGCTCAAAAGGCCACAGCTAAGAAAACAAGCTCTAAGAGTACCTCTGCCCGTGGATAAAACGGACTCTCCTAACTAGTTATACTGATAGGAGAGACTATGCATGGCCCAGCCGACTCTAACACCAAGTTCAAACACTTCTACAGTGGTGCTGCCAGTAACAGGTACGCTTGCTACTGCTGCATCTACATCTAGCTATCCATATGGAGTATATGTATCTTCGTTAAAAAACGATGGCACAACTAATGACTTATATGATGCAAGTTTTGTCACCGGCGCCCTTGAGCAAGTTTCTTTTACATATCGCAAATTAGGCGGCGATGTTCTTGATATTGAACTTGTTGAGGAAAATGTATACACCGCTTATGAAGAGGCGGTATTAGAATATTCGTATATTGTCAATATTCATCAATCAAAGAACATTCTACACAGCTCACTCGGCGCCGCAACTGGGACGTTTGATTCCGACGGCCAGAGGACAGACGCTCTGAGTGGAAGTAACATTGAATTAAAATTTCCAAAATTTCAATTTGGCTATAGTAAGCGCGTTATGGACCATGCCAGCAAGCAAGTTGGAATTGGCGGCGATGTTCCGGTATATTCGGCATCTTTTGACACAGACCAGGACAAGCAAGATTATGATTTGCAAGAAATCGTACAAGACCTGTCGTTAACTGCAAGTTCTGATTTTTATAATTCTGTTAATAATAAGAGAATCGCCATTCGAAGAGTGTATTTTAAGACGCCACACTCTATGTGGCGTTTCTACGGCTATTATGGCGGCATGAACACTGTTGGCAACATGTCAACATACGGTATGTATGCCGATGACTCATCATTTGAGGTTATACCGCCATGGCAAAACAAGCTCCAGGCGATGTCATATGAAGACGCAATTTATACTAGAAATTCGCACTATTCTTACGAAATAAAGAATAATGTTTTAAGAATATTCCCAAGGCCAACGACAACATCACCCAGTAAGATGTGGTTTGAGTTCACTGTCGATGAGGACCCATTTGACGAGCAGTCTGATAGAAAAAATGGTGTAGGTGGCGTAAACAACATGAACACCCTCCCCATGGCGAACATCCCTTATGCAAACATAAACTCTATTGGCAAACAATGGATTCGTAGATTCGCACTTTCTTTGGTTAAAGAGACGCTCGGCCAAGTAAGATCAAAATTTGGCCAAATACCAATTCCTGGCAACAATGTTACGCTAAACGGAGATAAATTAATATCTGAGGCCAGAGATGAGCAGAAAGCCCTGAGAGAAGAATTGCAGAAAGTTCTTGATGAGTTGACTTACGAGAAGATTACAGAAATTCAAAAGAATATGGTTAAAAACACACAAGAAACAGTGCAATCTTACCCGTATTTTATTTATCAGGGATGATAATCGATGCCTAAAGAGAAGAACAAGTGGTCGCAGCCATCAAATCCGCCCCCTCCCTTGTTTCTGGGAGAGAAAGAGCGCGATCTGGTCAAACAAGTTAATGACGAGTTGATCGAACGCGTTATTGGCCAAGTAATAGCTTATTATCCAGTCGATCTAGAGCATACAAATTTTCATCCACTTTATAACGAGGCGATTGTTAAGACTTTTTTGCCCCCAGTTCGCGTATATGCACTCATAGACTACCAAGGTCAAGAGACGACAACAGAAAAGTATGGAATTGACAAAATGACTAAAATTACGGTACATTTTCACCACCGTCGCCTAACTGACGACCAAGACCTCTTTGTCCGCGAAGGGGATTTCATTTGCTATGGAGATGCTTACTACGAGATAGTCAGCTTGAAAGAGCCTAAAGAGCTTTTTGGTCAAGTTGATAAAAAGATGGAGATTTCAGCAGAATGTATAAGAACAAGAGAGGGTATGTTCGATGGCACATGATAAAAAAGATACAATTAGTGAAGAACACACATCTCGCGATGTGCCTCGATTTGAATCTAGCCTTGAAAACATAGATTTTGCTGTATATGACTTTGTAAACGAGACGATGGACGTTCAAACTACAACGAATAAGGGATTCAAGAAAGTCCCAGTCATCTGGTCAGGCTCAGAACGCGCCCAGAATATAAAAAATGATGATATAAAGCGTGATAAGAGCGGAATGGTTATTTTGCCGGTTATTTCTATAGAAAGGACTGTGGTGAAAAAAGATGAGAAAAGTCGTGTAATACCGTTTTCTAAAATAGACCCCCAGGGCGACCTAAAGGGCGGTTTCTTGACAGTCAACAAAGTCATCAAGCAAGACAAAACAAGAAATTTTGCCAATGCAGATGCTTTTCGCCGGCGAGGGCAACAAAACTTCCCACTATACAAGAAAGATAAAAATGGAAAAATAGTTTATGAGACTTTGACGATTCCAATACCAATTTATGTCACTGTAGGTTATAAGATTGTCTTGAGGACTGAGTACCAAGAACAAATGAACGATCTATTAACTCCCTTTATACGTGTTACAAATGGCCACCGTCGCGTCATACTTGAAAACAATTCAAATCAGTACGAAGCGTGGATTGGCGAGGACTACACTATGGAAAATAATATCTCCAATTATCAGACAAATGAAAGGAAGTATGAGACGACTATTGCGCTTGATGTTTTTGGGTACCTAATAAATGACGGTAAGAACGAAAAACAGCCCCGCGTGAGCCGAAGAGAGAACGCTGTTGAAATTAGATTTGCCCGCGAAAGAATAGTTGTTCAGGACGAAGACGGCGAATTTAGAATTTAAAGGAGTTTGTCTTTTACTGACACTATTTATTAAAGAAAAAGTTCATATTTTTTTTAGTAGAACTTGCATCTAAGGAGCGTTGTGATATGTCAGTTGATAAGTTTAAGTTTGTTTCTCCCGGAGTTCAACTCGCTGAGATAGACGAGTCCGGAATACCAGCCCTGCCCGAGCGCATGGGCCCGATGGTCATTGGACGTTTTAAGAAGGGCCCGGGAAATAGGCCCGTAAAGGTGGAATCCTACAAGGAATTTGCACAACTTTTTGGTGAGCCCGCAGCAGGAAATGCATCAGGGGATATCTGGCGCTCCGGAGAACTGACAGCCCCTACATACGCCGCGTACGCCGTAAAGGCTTGGCTGAAGAACAACTCTCCTTGTACCGTATATCGCGTTTTAGGTGAAGAAGCTGGCAACGCAGAGACGGGACAGTCCGCGAGAGCCGGCTGGCGCACATCGGGAACTTTCGCAAACGCAGACATCTCAAGCAGCGCCGGCGGCGCCTATGGCTTGTTTATCATGCCAAATCCGGATTCTTATCCAAGCTCCAATGCGACTGCTTCTATTACATTCTCGGACGTAGGTACCGCCGGCTCGATAGTGACAATCATTTCAGCCGATGGGACATCTATTAACTTTACTTCTCAAGCCGCCGCCACTGACGCTTCTTCAAACCTGTGGAATACTGGTTCAGACGCAAGTGATGCAGCAACACAGCTGCTTTCTGTCATAACACACTCTAGTGGCCACGCGGGAAGAATAACAGGAAATACAGATGGCGCGGTTGTCCACTTAACACAATCTGCCGGCGGCGCCCTTGGCAACAGAGACATCACCGAGGATGAAGCCAATGCTGCAGCTGCAGACGGCGGCTTCGGCGGTGGAGTAAGCAATATAGTTACTGGTACCTTGGCTGCTGTTTGGTATGTCGAGGACGGCGCCGTAGTGTTAACCGGCTCTTCTCGCGATGGAACAAACCGTCAAGCAGCAGGCGCCCTCATCAAAAGTGATGGTGGCCTTAAGTTCACTGCCAAGCTTGTACAAGGTAATGTAGCCGAGTCAGACGTAACAAAGACGGCAACATTTAATTTTGATAGAAATTCCGACCTTTTCATTAGAAAGGTATTTAATACAAACCCGACTAGAACCAACAGTCAGATTAACTCGTCAACTGATAATTACTGGCTTGGCGAAACATTTGAGTCAAACCTCATCAGCACTGAAAACAGCAAAATGGCTGTAACTGGTTCTAGTGTGACTGAGACTGGCGATCATCTTGGTGTTATTTTGGCCCTCGATGGTACTCAGGGCAGTTCAAACGTGGAGTGGGCAGACCACCAGCAGCAAGCTACTGCAGCTAAAACTGGCTGGTTCTTCTCACAGGATAACCGCGGCGAAACCACGGCCTCGTTCGATCCAACTGCTCACACAGACAGTCTATTTAGAATTCACGCCCTTGATTCTGGCGCTCAAGCAAATAGAGACTACAAAGTCTCTATTACAGACATCAAGGTGCCAACTGATAACTTTAATAAGTTTGGTACTTTCTCCCTAGAAGTTCGAAGCGCGACCGATATTGACAACAAGCCAGCCGTCCTGGAGAGATTCTCAGGAATGAACTTGGATCCTAAGTCCTCTAACTACATCGGCCGCGTCATTGGCGACAGAAACTACACGTATGATGAGGAAAACAAGCGTATCATCGAACACGGTGAAAACGATAATCGCTCTTCTTACATCCGCGTAGAAGTCAGTGATTTGGTAGCAGCCGGCGACGCAAATGGAAAAAATCCATTTGGCGTTTTCGGACCTGCAGTTGTTAAGACGCACGAGATTACTGACGCGTCAACTGGCACAATTATTTCTGTCGGCTCAGGTTCCACCAATGCGCTGCCGGCGCAAACGATGATTGATGGCCACGCGGCCGATGAGCTGCTTTACACATCTTACGCCATGACAGCTTCAGTTGAGTGGCCCACATCCCGTCTAAGAGTTTCTTCTTCCGAGGGTTCCCTCGTGCAGGCCTCCCAGGCCTACTTTGGATACCAGTCGAATATTGCTGGCTCAAGAAGATTCAACAAGGCCAACTTGGACCTGCATCGAGTTACGCCACAGGCTTTCGATCAGTCTACTGTTTCTGCTGGCGACACACTACGTCAGTATTCTTGGGTGTTCACGCTGGATGACGTCCAGGAGAACTCCTCTGATACGAACCATGCTGTTTGGGTTTCTGGATCCCGCGCCAGTGGTGATTCCTTCACCGCCGTAAGCGCTAGCGCCAGCGAGCCGTATGTTCTGACAAAGGGCTTCGACCAGTTTACATCTCCGATGTTCGGTGGTGCTGACGGATACGATGTCACAGAACAGGACAACTTCCGCAACTCGAAGATGGGCAGCACGCCAACAGAGATTAACAATAGTGCATACTACAGCTTAAAGAAGGCGATTGACGTATGCGCAGATGCAGATTACCTAGAGTATGATGTATTAACTGTACCTGGTATTACAAGTGATACACTGAACACACAGTTAATAAACACTTGCGAAGATCGCGCGGACGCTCTAGCTGTGATCGACCTTGAAGGTGGCTACTTGCCGCCGCACGAGAGATCCGAGTCCGAAACAGACTCATCTGTCTTGGGCTCTGTGACAACAACAGTTAACAACTTGAAGGACATGAACATCAATTCAAGTTACGGCTGCGCTTTCTACCCCTGGGTTAAGATTCGTGATGCAGCATCCGATTCGCTGCTTTACGTGCCGCCATCTGTTGTTGCCCTTGGAACATTCTCAAGCTCCCAGCGCAAGTCCGCAGTGTGGTTCGCCCCTGCCGGATTTACTCGCGGCGGCTTAAGTGAGGGGTCTGCTGGACTGCCCGTGCTGGGTGTGAGACAACGCCTTACATCCACAGAGAGAGATAAGCTATATGATGCTAACATCAACCCGATTGCTAGCTTCCCCGCAGAAGGTCTGGTTATCTTCGGTCAGAAGACACTCCAGGTTACACCTTCCGCATTGGATAGGATTAACGTAAGAAGGCTGATGATTTTCGTCAAGAAGGAGATCTCTAGAATTGCCTCTAGAGTACTCTTCGACCAAAATGTCCAAGCTACTTGGGATCGCTTCACAGGCCAAGTAGTACCCTTCCTTGAGGGCGTGCAAGCTGGCCTAGGCCTCTCTGACTTCAAGGTGGTGCTTGATGATACAACCACTACGCCTGATCTGGTTGACAGGAACATTCTTTATGCAAAGATCTTCTTGAAGCCAGCCCGCGCTATTGAATTCATCGCACTTGACTTTATTATTACAAGAAGTGGAGCATCTTTCGAAGATTAAAATAATTTAACACTAGTTATACGTACGCATAGGAGACTAAATACATGCCGTTTTTTTCAGACACAGGTCCCGGAGGCTTCCAACCAAAAAGAAAGTTTAGATTTTTGGTAACATTTTCCGAACTTTCAAATTTATCATTCATGGTGAAGACAGTCAGCAAGCCTTCGTATTCCATGGCCGAGAAAAAGCACAATATCCTAAATCACGTATTTAACTTTCCTGGCGTTGTAACATGGGGCCCTGTGGCATGCACATTCATTGATGCAGTCGACCCAAATGTGGGATCCAAGTTCTACGCTTCTCTCTTGAATGCCGGTTACGTACAGCCAACATCAGAGGCTGCGCTGGTAACAGGTGTTACGAAGGTAAGCACAACTAGTGCAATCGGTGAAGTGCGTATTAAGCAGCTTGACGGCGGCGGAGTTATTCTTCCTGCAGGTGCTGATCCCGGTGAGGTCATCGGCGCTGTTGATTCGACAAGAATTATAGAAGAGTGGACACTCAAGAACGCTTTCATTAAGGGAGTTAAGTTCGGAGATGGAATGGATTACGCTTCGGAAGACCTTGTTGACATTAGCGTTGACATTGTTTACGATTACGCTACATATCAATCCGTACCCGGCGGTCTCGCATTAGCTACCTAAAATTAAAATATTTGACGAGGTTTAAATGAGAAACAATCAAAGGCGCTTAGGAAAAGCAGCGCCTCCTTCTCCCGGTCCACTGCAACCGGTTCTTGCATTCGCAGTTCCTACCGAGTTCGTGGAGCTTCCTTCCAGGGGCCAGTTCTATCCAGAAGAGCACCCTCTTTGTAACCAGGAAACGGTTGAGATAAAGTTTATGACAGCCAAAGATGAGGATGTCTTATCTTCCAGGGCCCTTATTAAAAAGGGTCTAGCCATCGATCGCTTTTTGCAAGGCATTTTGGTTGAAGATATAGATCCACAAACCCTTCTTGTGGGCGATCGCAATGCTATACTTATTGCAGCGCGTATATCTGGCTATGGCAATGAGTACAATGTTAGCGCTCCATGCCGCGCTTGTGGTAAAGAAAATGAAATTGTATATGACCTTCACGACGCACAGGCCGCAGAAGGGTGCTTTGACAAGAAGCTCCTCAAAAAAGAGAAGGTCGTCTTTAATGAGAGAACAATGACCCTTGATACGACTTTGCCACAATCAGGTGTTGTCGTGGGCCTGTCTCTAATCACCGGAGAGGAAGAAAAGGAGTTTGTTTCTACTAGAAAAGAGGACACCGAAGCTCCAATAACAAGTATACTTTCAGTGTTTGTGACGAAAGTAAATGAAAACATGGACGAAGAGTACGTTGCAGAATTCATCAACGCCATGCCGGCAAAGGATTCTCGACATCTCAGGAGTTTATATCCCAAACTCGTTCCTAGTGTACGACTAGTAAACAATATGCTATGCTCGTACTGCCTCCACGAGGAGGACATGGAGGTACCGCTGACTGCGGAGTTTTTTTGGCCTGAATGAAGAATATATGGAGAACGTGTATGATCAGTTCTTCTTCTTGAAATATCATGGCGGATGGAGCTTTCAGGAGGCGTATAATTTACCAATTGGATTGCGTAGGTGGTTTTTGAGAAAACTCACACGACAGTTCGAATTGGAAAAGCAAGCAATAGAAGGAAAAGTTGGCTAATTTAACCCTGCATCTGCAGGGTTTTTTATTTTTCACTGCTAACTATTTATAATTGACGAGGTGCCACAAATGGCTGATAAGCTAACCCCAGAAGAACTAGAAAAACATCTTCAAATAGTCCAAGAGACGGCTGCAGCCGAAGAGGCGCTCTCTGAGGTACAAGAAAGAAGGCTTATCAACTCTCGTGCGATACTTGAAAATGCTTTGCAAGTCGCTGAGGCGAAAGAAAAGCTAATTGCGCAAGAAAAAGCTGAACTTGCAACTCTTAAGGACCAAAATAGCGAAAAAGCCAAGGCGTTGAAGCAGTCTATAAAACTTCGAGAAGAAGTTGCTAAATTTGCCAAAGAGCATCGTTCGGCGACTTTGACAGCTATTGAGGATACTGAGAAGTTGGCCGCCCTTGCAAAAGATAACTTCAAGTCACAGGCCTCCTCCGCAGAGGCTGATTTGAGGAAGATGTCCGCTGGCTGGCAAGAACAACAATTGGAGACGTGGGGTGATCTTGGTAACATGATTCCCAAGGCCATTGGTGGATCCCTGGAAGGCTTAGGCAGTATGATTGGCGGAATTTTTGATGACGCCGGTACTCTAGCCATGGCCAGCCTCTTCCCTGGCCTCATCACTGGGATCGATGCACTTAAACAAAAGGCCGCTGCAATACCAGGCGAGCTTGACACCTCATTTCGAAATGTCATAAAGACCACCGGTGTCAACGCAGAAAAAGTGCGCGATTCTTTTGTGTTTATGTTGGACCCTTTAGAAGCGGAGCGCACTGGCAAGCTGTTTAGAGGCCTCTCCGAAGAAGCAAAGCCATTAGCAAATATTGGCTTAACAGCGGACGATGTTGGCGGGGCACTTGGAGAGTTAGTAAAAAGTGTTGCTCTTTTCCGACCAGAGTTTATTGAAAATAACAAAGAGGCGGCCGTTTTCACTGGGAACTTAATGGCCGGCCTTAAAAAGCTGAATGTACCGCTAGCTACATCTGGAAAAGCCCTAAATATGTTCACAAAGGCGATGAAATTAACGCCAAAAGAAGCAACAAACTCTCTGAAGTCCATAACACAAGTGGCAGACTCCCTCGGCCTGTCCGTAGGTCAAGTTTTCACCAACTTTCAGGATATAGGCCCGCAGCTTGTGCAGTTCGGTGATCGAACGGTGGAAGTGTTCGCAGAACTACAAGCGCAGTCACAAGCGACAGGCATAGAAATGGGTAAATTGTCTGGTTATGCAGAAAAACTTGATACATTTAAGGGCGCCGCCGGCGCCGCGCAGCAATTAAACGCAGTTCTGGGCAGTACCGTGTTGTCAGTGACAGATCTTGTGCATGCTGATCCTGCCGATAAGTTCGCTATGATTCAAGAGGCTGTTCATGCCGCCGGCGTTGACTTTGAATCTGCTGATCGTCGCATGAAGCAGGTTATCGCAACTGCTGCTGGTATGAACGTTGAAGACTTTTCAAAACTTGTTATGAATAAAGAGGAAGCCGAGGCAGGAGCAGAGGCTCTTGACACTTCCGTCATGACACAAGAAGAACTAAAAAAGAAAATTGAAGAAACAATGACAAATGCAGAATTAATGCAGAAGAATCTGTCTAGTTTAGGTGGAGGTTTCGACAAGTTCTTGCAAAGAACCCGCACTGGAGCAACAACAGCGACTGACGCACTGATGCAGGGTTTCAAGGGGGTTCTTCAAGAGACAAAAAACTCAGAGGCCGCCGCAATCGGTTTTGTTAGCCAACTCAAGGTTGCATCCGAAGTGCTAACTGGCGCGAAGGCGGCCATGGCCCCAATCTCCGCAGGTCTGGTAGCTATGGGATCCCCTGCGCTTGCAGCAGGTGGGGTTTTAGGAACTGCTAAGGTAATTGATGCAGCCACCAGAACGGCGCCCCCTCCGGGCGAAGACGGAGTTTCTGAGTCGGATGCGATAATTAAACAACTCGAACAACTCCAACGCGTCGCCGCAGAGCCAGTCGGCGAAGGTACCCCGACCGTGCCAATTGAAATAAACGTCCCCCTTCTCCTTGATAGCGAAAAGGTCGGCGAGGCCTCCGTCAAGGGTGTCCTTGACCATTTCAAAAGAACATTTAACCAGATTGAACCAGTTTAAGGATATAAAAAGTAATGCCAAAATTTTTCCAAACAGAAATAGCCGCATATTCAGGTGACAAAGATAAGCTTCGAAACGTTAAATTCAAGAAAAACGATTTTAATAATTCTTCTGCAGCTGAAGCCGGTACAATACTGGAGATCATCCCGGTTCACATTAAAAACCCACCAGTAATACAATTTCTTGCATATTTGGATACCATTTCAGATACTTTTAATGCAGATTTTTCTGCACAACAACCATTTGGACGCCCAGACCCGTATTATATGTGGAAATCCAACAAGAGATCAATTAGGGTTGCTTTTTCTATACCCTCCTCCTCTGTAACAGTCGGCCTGGATGCTTTGAACAATTTAAGTTGGTTTCTTGGCGCCCTATATCCGACCTATAAGGACACTCAAACAACTACTTCAATTGCAGCGTCGCCACTCTTTCGTGTTCGTTTCGCAAACCTAATCTGTTCTTCAACAAACGATGGCCAAGGCCTTCTTGGTGTAATAAAGAGCGTATCTGTTACTCCGGATAGTAAGAACGGATTTATTGGTGTAAAGCCAGAAAATATGAGCTCTGCGTCAGCCAACTTAGATGGTAAGCTGTTGAAGGAGGCAGGCTTCGAAAATAGCATCAATGAGGGCAAAAAACTATTAATTCCAAAGCTTATGAAGATAAGCTTCAGTTTGGACGTTGTTCACGATCATGCACTAGGGTGGGATTACGACACTGGCAACTGGAGAGGCGGCACAACCGGCCCTCGGTTCCCGTATGATTTTGGAATGGTCAGAGATGTTACAGATACCCCATCGGCCGGCAACGCAGTATTTGATGATGCGCAAGCATCCTCTTCTCCTGTTCCAACTCCTGGAAATCCGGCCGACCGCGAAGCCGAGAAGACCGCCGAGCAGGTACTCGGTGACACAAGCACCACGCCCGGAGTTGAGGAGCAGTAAAAATGAGATATAAAAATCAAGATATTTTTGTTAATATTGACGAGGCTTATCGCCGATATTTAAAAAAGACTCGTGGAATGGAACAGATCAAACAGTACGGTACTCCAACTTTTCGTCACCCAACCTCGGCTGACGTTGCTAAGTTTAATACCATCAACCACATATGGAGCACTGGCGACCGATACTTCAAACTAGCTGCCGAATACTATGATGACCCTACATTATGGTGGGTTATTGCTCTGTATAACCAGAAGCCAACTGAAATGCACGTGAGTTTGGGCGATGTTATATACGTTCCAGTACCTCTGGAAACCGTATTGTTTTATATAGGATATTAAAATGGCTAAAGATGTCAAGTCTGCAAGTGGCGAAGAGGAAGTTAAAAAATCCTCAGAAGCAGAGGCAGATGTTAGAAAAAAGAAAAAAGCCACCAATGATAATATAGAAATATCTAATTTTGAGCAATATATTCTAAACCAGAATCTAGATAAAATTGGAAATTACTTTTTATCAAATCGCGATTTATTTAATTATCGTACTTTTCGCCAAATTAACGGCGACGGGGCCCAGATTGTCAATAAGCTCAGAGGGATTGACAACTTAGATGTTTTTTACAGAATTAAGACTTCGACACTTTCTTTGATGCGTCCAAAAATTCGCATCTACAAGGTGAATTATGAAGAATTTGTTGAAGCAGAGGACAGCACAGTGGATCAAGGAAAAGTCGTGAGCCTACCACAGCCATGTTATAGAGAATTTAAATTTTCGGATAATTTTGGTAAAGAAACTGCTGCGTCTGTGCAGGACTACTTGTCATATGAGTCGACTCGCCCTCATTGGCGCAACGTCGGTCTCAAAAGCTTCACTGTACAACAAGATGGTGAGCGACACGGTGTTGTAGAAAACAATATCGACTGTAAACTTGTATTGACTTTTAAGAGCCTAAAAGACCTACAGGCCCAGCCCCCGGGCGAACCCGCACCAGAAAAAGGCGGGTTAAGATATGTTGACTTATTTATGTGGTCTCCCGCCCGAATTGATCGCGAAACAGACATGTATAATCCAAAGCACTATGAAATAAAAGTACTTCTTGGTTACACAGCGCCGTCAAAGGACCAACTTCGTGGGCTAAACCTCACTGAACGTGATATAAATGCTATAGCAAATATCGAAAAATTAAATACTGTCTTGTCGTTGTCTTTGTACAATTACGATCTCAATATTGCTGACGACGGACAGGTTGAGCTAGTTGCCAGCTATCGCGGCCGAATAGAGACAACGATAGGCACAAACCAGGTTAATATTTTCCAAAACACATTTAGACTTTCGAAAGACGGCGCCGTTGATATATCCAGAAAAGTAAACGCCGATCACAACATATCTAATGTTTTCAGCCTGCAAACAAAACTAAGGTCAATCCACCGAGGCCTCCGCGCCACTTCTTGTAAGGACGAAAAATGTGAAGCGCGTAAGAATTTAAGATCCTTGGTGACCACAGATGCTTTTTTCGGCGCCATGGCCAAAGAGGCATTTCAACTTAACGGCAAGATAGATCCATCAACTGGCCTTATGGACGCCGGAAGCGACGCCTTAAAAATTAAAGGCGATGGGACAACGACTTTCAGTTTTTTTAAAGAGGGGGAAAATAATGACAAACTCCATGCAGTTATAAAGCAGAAAGTTGGACTCTTTAAAAAGGACGTATATAAGACTTTCGTAGACCAGCTTATTGATGGCAATAATGAACCTGATTCTCCTGGCACTCGATTGTTCTGCCTTGCAGCAGGACAGAAAGACGTCCAAGGTGCAATGGGCGTGGTTGTCGACAAACCCGGACCCGGTATCACAGAGGCTGATGAGAGAACTATTAGTGCGGAAGATCACGATACCTCGAAAACAACAGCGATGCCGGTCGGCGACCCAGGAGTACGAATTGGTCGCTGTCACAATGTCGAGCCGCTAGATCCAGACATTAAAAGTAAAGTTGCTAGCGAAATTGCAACGTCAATTGATGGTGAATCTGCGTCAAAAGACAAAACAACAAGTTCTAAAGACGATCCAGCACGAAAAGCATCAATTCAGGATTTTTCTGGGGAAAATTATAAATTTTACTTTGTATATCTTGGCGATATTGTTGAATTGGCGTGTAAAAACGCAGGCTTGGGAAAACTAGATTTGACATCTGACCCAAATATAGAAAATAGAGGATTTTCGGTTTTTCCGGAGAACACGTACTTTCCTAAAGATGAGCAAAACGGCTCAACCAACTACCCCCTCAAAAATGCAAGAGTATTGCTAGGTCCATTAGAATATATAGACAACAATGGAGATACAAAAGTTGTGAACTTGGCACAATTCCCCATATCGTTCAATTTGTTTAGATCTTGGTTCTTGAAGAAAGTGGTTCGGCGCACTCGACCGCAGATGCCGCTTGGATCTTTCATAACTGCATTAATAAACAATTTGGTTATGCCTGCTTTGGGTGCGGGAATGCCACGTACTTTTAGACCACCAAAAACTAGATCTAGCATGGTCTCCTTGACTCTTCCGGGCAAAACTGCCACCACTGGCGGCATTGAAAGGAAGTCTTGTGGTGCGTCTATTGGTACATTCAAAGAAGCGTTACCACAGCAACAAGTAATTAATATCGACAGTGCCGAATTTAAGGAAGATTACTTCTCATTTGTGAAGGACTCCGTTGCGGCATCTGAAACCTTGATAAAGACATCATATGACTATCTCTTAATCTATGTTACAACCCACAAGAATATTATTGAGAGAAGGGGAGATCCTGCCGAAGACGTAAAAGACGGCATATATCACTTCAACATAGGGTCGGACATGGGTCTTTTGAAGAACATGAAATTCAGTAGAGTCCCAGTGCCAATGTTGGCAGAGTTGAGGTCTAAACAAGCGGAAGAGCAGGGGGTGGATTCTCTTGAACAGCTTAAGTTTCCTTATGACACTGATTTAACACTTATTGGTACATCATTGTTTACACCAGGTATGTTTTACTATGTGAATCCAAGCCTCGCAGGTCTAGGCTCTGTAGAGGACGCAGCTTCTTTGGCATATAAGATGAATTTGGGCGGATATCACTTGATTGGTAAAGTTACTACTAAGATTACACAAGATAATTATGAAACTATAATAGATGGAACTCAGACTTCCCAGGGGAGGAGATAAGGGTGGCTCAGAACGTAGTTGAAACAATATTTAACTCTAAGAAGAACTTAAGTGATTTTTATCCACAATTTCCGGGAGTTAAGACTTTTGACTTAGAAAAAAAACATCTCTTATACGGAAGAATAGACAAGCAGGGCGATGCGATCTATTTGGATGAGAGCAATTTGGACCAAGTTGATTCTCTGACGGGCGCCCACCAGCTAGCTGTTGACTTTGTCGCTTCGGCCTTTTCTGACTTGCAGAGGAATATTAAATCAGCAGCAGAGAAGGGCTATATCTCCAGAGAATCGGCTTATCCATCAAAACTTAGAGTGGCGAAATCCTGGACGACTGGCGACTTAGAATTCAGCTATAACCACTATCTAAACAAGTTATATACCACCTTTGTTGACTCTTATTTGTCTATTGATCACCGGTCTTCAAGAATTAAGAACTTTAAAGACTTTACAAAAGAGTTCCTGCGTTTCTTCTTGAGGACAGCCAAATATTTTCCCTTTACACGGACTGGATATATTTTATCAAATCACTGCTCCCCTTTTATATCGGGTTTGATGCTTGAGATCGCACCAGAAAATCATGGTGTGGAGAATAATGTTAATATCCTCAAATACGTAAACGACGTCAATTTTACGTTTTTTGTTAATGAAGTCAAGAAGTTCGGCTTTATGGTTGATAAAAACGCCCCCTGGCGCATAGTCTACAATGTAGCCTCCGGCCTAGAGGACAAGAGGGGTAGTGGCTCCCTCACAGGCGCCCAAAAATACATGGACAACTTTGCAGTTAATTATGATAATTTGTTTAAAACATATTATCGTAAATCATATCTAGACGATCTCATTAATGTAAGAAATAAACTATATTCTTTCTACGAGCAATTCTATCTACAGTTTAGTACATACGAGACGCCAACTTATATAAAGTGCACAGAAAACCAAGATTCTTATGATCTGCGCGTAAAGAGCATACGTAGAGACCGAGAGCCAACTCCTGCGATACAAGACACTGCGGAGGAGAACGAGTATTGGCTTAAGGTTCTCTTGAAAATGAGGTTGGCAGAGACCGGCCAAAAAACCACACCACATGACTTCACCGCAATCGCAACGGAGACTATACGGCTGTCGCGAATATTCAGCCTTAGTGCTGGAATAAAACGAGTCAATGAGTTGACAAGAGGGCTTCCCGTTACTACTTTTGTTAACAAAGGTGACTATTGGCATGGTATCTCTGATGCAGAGTATCAAAAAAGGGCGCCTCGCAGCTTAGAGAACGCGATTAATCCCTTGAATGTTGATTACCCCCTTACATCAACAAAAAATATAAAATGAGGAAAATTTGATATTTCAGTCGTTGGACAACAAGAGGGAGTGCTATAAAATATATTGTAACGGAGAGCTAATTGACGCTCACAATGATTTGTGCACTCACACATGGGCCCCGGCTATGCATCTTGAAGACAAGGACGTCGAATATGCCCAAATTTGGTGTCAAGGGAAGACTCTTTCCGACGCGTGTCCTGAAGAGTACCAGAATAGACTAAAGCATGTTGAAAAGAGAGCAAAGACTTTCTTACGTACATTCCGCAATGCAAGAATTAATCTGGACGAGGTGTGTTTTTATGATCTCGTCCCGGAGAAGTTTTTATTGGACTTTTGTGAGGTTAAGACCGAGATAACAAAATCAGTCTTCGAAAACCACAAAAGACCCGAAAATTATGATTTTTTGAGAGAATTGGTGTTTTTTCTTAAGAAAATAGAAACAAAACCCGTTAATATAGATATATCCGCGATTGATTCCACGAGCGACGAAACGAAAGTGGGCCTTAACAAGGTGGATGTCACAAAACGCCATGTTATCTATAATCCATGGAAGACAGTGACAGGTCGGCTTACAACTGACAAAAGTAGCTTTCCAATACTCACTCTAAGTAAGGACTTGCGAAGTATAATAAAGCCGCAAAACGATCTTTTTGTTGAGCTGGACTTTAACTCTGCAGAATTGAGAGTTCTTATGGGTCTCTTAGGCCAAGAACAGCCGAAAGAAGATTTTCATGTTTGGATCAATGAAAACATATTTGACGGCAAGCTTGATCGAGAAAAAACAAAAAAGAAGGTGTTTTCATGGCTCTACAACCCCAATGCAAAGAATAAGAAGCTAAATAAACACCTAAACCGCGATGAACTTTATGAGCGCTTTTATGACGGCAATCATGTTACGACCCCGTATGGTCGAACGATTCCTGTTGATAAAGACAAGGCTGTCAACTATCTGGTACAGAGCACTTCGAGCGATATGCTGTTAACAGCGGCGATGAAACTTGATAAAATATTGGCTGGGAAGAGGTCATATATCAGTTTTTGCATCCATGATAGCGTTGTTGTTGATATGTCACACGAGGATAAGGACACGTTACGCCACCTGATCAGTGAATTCGCTGATACTAGGTTTGGTCAATTAAGAACGAATCTTAGCATGGGCAAAGATTTTGGCAACATGAGAAAGATAAAATGAATATAATCGGTGTAGGGCAAGCAGGATGCGCCGTGGCGGCCAAGTTCGAAAAAATGCCCCAATATAAGGTATTTTCTGTCGACACAGACGACAACAATTATAGAAAGCTCTTCAAGGTTGAGCCACAATCCAGCCACGAGGAGTATGAGGCAAACTATAAGAAGATAAACACTAGGTTGATAAATAAGGAACACACGACGTTGATCCTCTCCGGAGCAAGTAAGATTTCAGGGATTATTTTGCGCCTGTTAGAGCAGTTAAAGACTCGCGAGATGACAGTGATGTATATAAAGCCAGATTTGTCGACGTCCCCTAAAGAAGTGGTGATGCAAGAGAAGATAGTATTCGGCGTATTGCAACAGTATGCAAGATCTGGTAAGTTAGCCAATATGATCATAGTAGACAACGCACTCATTGAGGGTGTCGTGGGCGACATATCTATAGCGTCTTATTGGGACGAAATAAACAACGTCATAGCCAGCACACATCACATGATTAATATCTTCAACAACACAGAGCCTTTGTTGAGTACGCTTTCGTCACCTGGCACAACAAGTAGGATCTGCACACTCGGTGTCGTAGCCGTTGAGAATCTTGATGAGAAGCCATTTTACGATTTACGCTTTCCGCGCTTAAAAAAATATTTTTTCGGAATATCAGAAAATACATTAAATGAAAAAAAGAGTTTACTCACAGAAATAAGATCCTATCTTAAAGAAAGATCAACAGAGGAGTGTAGCACGTGTTTCGCTATATATTCAACATCTTATGAACAAGATTATGCGTACACAATACACTATGCTTCTTTTGTACAGGAAGAAAAGATTTAACTTTTAGAAAAATGTTGTTATCTTATTCTTAGGCGGTCGGAACATTAGCTGACCGTACTATAGCTTAATGCACAAGGAGAAAAAGTTATGGGAATTGATTTAGAAAAAATGAAAGCAAAACGCGATGCTCTAGAAAATCGTGGAAACGGTCCGAGCATCTTTTGGCGACCGGAAGACGGAGAAACCACAATTCGTCTCCTTCCGACATCAGACGGTGACCCGTTTAAGGAGTACTGGTTCCACTATAACCTAGGAAAGAATCCTGGGTTCCTTAGCCCGAAGAAGAACTTCGGCGAGGAGGATCCTCTTAACGACTTCATTCGCCAGCTCTACAATGAGCGGAGCGAGGAGAGTGTTAAGATGGCCAAGAACCTTAGCGCGCGCCAGCGCTTCTTCTCCCCTGTTATTGTTAGGGGCGAGGAGGACAAGGGTGTGCGTCTTTGGGGCTACGGCAAGATGGCCTATAAGGACCTCTTGAACCTAGTTCTCAATCCTGAGTACGGAGATATCACTGATGTCAACGAAGGTACGGATCTAGTCATCAACTATGGCAAGCCTGTCGGGGCGCAGTTCCCTCAAACCACCATTACGCCCCGACGTAAGCCCTCGCCGGCTGCGGGTGAAATGGAGACCGCAGATCTTCTGGAAGCTATTCCAGACTTTTCTGAGGTTTTTGAATCTGCACGTAAGACTCCGGAGGAGATTCAAGCCATGCTTGATGAGTTCCTACTGGGGGAAGACGATGCAGAGGACGTTTCGTCTGAGTCAACAAAGTACAACGCGGAGTCCCCCACTAATTCCGTTGATCGTGCTTTCGAGGAGCTTCTAGCCTCTTAGTTGATCCCGCAGGAAGGCCCGGGGCACAGGGGCCTTATTTTTACTTCAATACAACTTTAAAGGGAAAAAAATGACATTTGAAGATAAATTGCGAAAAATGAATTTGCCTGCCGATACGCAGGTTGTTTTGAAGCACTCATCTGGCACTGACGTTGTACATGTACACGATGATTATGTGGATATGGCCCTACAAGAGACAGGCATAGCAGAGCATGTTGCAACACTGGTGACTGACCCTACGTTTAAAAACGAGGTAATTGATGAGTTGCGTGAGAGCGACTATCTGGAGGAGTACCCGAGAGATTACTCAGGATTTGATACATTTGTCGCTGATGTCTTGACAGAAAACTTCTATGACATGGAGTTTATTGAGCACCACACAGAGATGTATGATTACAAGCGCGGCTATTTGACATTGGAAGCAAATGTACCAACAACTGTTGGCGATATACTGTCTGCGTGTTCTGGTATATTCTATGGATGGAATGTTACTGTAGAGACTGACATCGGCACAGTAACAGTGGAGTAAGTCTCCCATCCGCAGGGAGGCACGGGATTACAGGTGCCTCATTAACATACATACGAGGAATTATTATGGCGAAGAAAGCGAAAAAGCTAGGAAGACTCAATCTCAAGGAGATGAGGGACCTGATTAACAAGAAAGCAGGAACAGAGATGGCTTTTTCTCTTTCTGAGGATAATCCGACTGATGTGCGTCGTTGGATCCCGACTGGCTCAAGATGGCTGGATAACATCATCTGTAAAGGCAAACGAGGCGGTGTCCCGGTAGGGAAGGTAGTGGAATTAGCTGGCCTTGAGAGTACCGGCAAATCATACATGGCCGCACAGATCGCAGCCAACGCCCAGAAGATGGGAATCGACGTCGTATATTTTGATGCAGAATCAGCCATTGATAGCAGCTTCTTGGAGGGTGTTGGTTGCTGTTTGGGAGATGACCCTCCAAGTGGCCATGGCTGGTTTATGTACATGCAGGCGCACAGTGTCGAGACTGTGCTTGAAACGATAGAAGAGATGCTGGGCACAAATACGAATTCTATGTTGTTTATTTGGGATTCAGTTGCTCAAACGCCTTGCGAGACTGATATTGCAGGAGATTTCAACCCACAGTCCTCAATGGCCGTGAAGCCTAGAATTTTGTCAAAGGGTGTGCAAAAATTGACACAGCCCATTGCGAACACACAATCTACCTTGTTGGTGTTGAACCAACTAAAAACTAACATCACTAACAACGTCGCGGAAGCGATGACAACGCCCTATTTTACACCTGGCGGAAAATCGCTGCCATACACGTATTCGTTAAGAATGTGGCTTACATCAAGAAAATCTAAGGCATCATTTGTTGTAGATGACAATGGCTTCCGCATCGGATCTGAGGTGAAAGTTACCCTTAAGAAGAGTAGGTTTGGCACGCAAGGACGCCAATGTACATTTAAGATCTTGTGGGGTGGAGATGTGACAATCCAAGACGAGGAGAGTTGGTTCGAGGCAATTAAGATGTCAGAATCAGTGTCTCAATCTGGTGCTTGGTATGAGCTAACACATGAAGACGGCACTACAGAGAAGTTTCAAGCAACTAAATGGAAAGAACGTTTGCAAAATGAGAACTTCCGCAATAGAGTGCTACAGATAATGGACGAAGAGCTTATTTTGCGTTTTGAGAAAAAACAAGGAAAAGCTGAAGATTATTACGATATTGAGTGAATAGTAAGTGATGACTTAACTACAAAACTATTTATATAGCGGAGGAATAAGAATGAAACTCATCAAAGATTTGATCAGAGAATATTTTAAAGACACGCTATATGAAGCAGATGTTGTCATGCGGTCATCCAGAGACAAAAAATTGACAATTGTTACAGACAACCTGAGAGGTGTTTGTGGCATTACAGTCATCACAGTCATCGGTCCAGCACAGCCAGTGTCGGAGACAACGGAGAAGACCCAACTAAGGGTTAAGTTTTTCCAAATGGAGCCGACTTTAGAAAAACAGCTAAATAGGATGGCAATTGAAGCTAGAAAAATTGATGGAGTGCACTCTTTTATTCCCCATCGCGCTAGTAAGGTTGTAAGTCGTATTTATAACAAATAATAGCGAGGTAAAAATTGAGTTCTGATAAGAGAGTGTTGGTCGTTGACCAACTTAACCTCTTTTTTCGCAACTACATTGTTAACCCGAGCTTGTCAACTGATGGTATGCCCATCGGGGGATTGCGCGGTTGTATACAAAGTTTGCAGAAAGTGGTTAGAGAGACGAAACCAGACATGATTGTCATATGCTGGGATGGGCCCGGAGGTTCACAGAAGAGAAAGGCCCTTAAAAAAGACTACAAGGCAGGGCGAAAGCCTATTCGCCTAAATCGCGCCGTACGAACATTATCCGAAGAGCAAGAGATGGATAATAAGATCTGGCAGCAATCCCGCTTGGTTGATTACTACAATCAAATACCAGTGGTGCAATTTATGTTTGATGCCACCGAGGCCGATGACATTATCGCTTATGTCACCAAGCACAAAAAACTAGAAGACTACCAAAAGATAATTCTTTCAAGCGACAAAGACTTCTTTCAGCTATTGGACGACAAAACTATCTTGTACAGGCCAATACAAAAAGAAATCTTAAATAAAAACAATATAATAGAAAAATTCAACATTCACCCGAATAACTTTGCGATTGCGCGCGCCATGGCAGGCGATAAGTCGGACAACATTGAGGGGATCCCCGGCATGGGTCTCAAGACTGTCTCAAAGCGTTTTCCTTTTCTCAAGGAAGATACACAGGCTACATTTGGTGATGTCAAGATTCACTGCAGGGGTATGATACAAGAAACCAAGATAAAGGCATTCCAGAGTGTACTTGACCATGAAGCTGACCTTCGCAACAATTATAAGATGATGCAGCTTTATGCACCAATGTTAACAATTGATGCAAAATTCTTGATTAATGAGACGCTCGAAGACCCGGATCAGTCATTCAACAAAACAGGGTTGATTAAGATGATGATGCAAGATGGTTTTGGCGAGATCAACTTTATTGACCTCTTTCAGCATTTCAATAAGATTGCACTAGACAACGCCTAGAATATTTCTAAATTTAATAAAGAACTAGGATATAAAAATGGACAAAAATACCAGTTTTTCAAAATATGGCAAGCAATTCCAGGAATCATTAGCACAGCTAATAATGGAAGATCGCCCATTCGCCGACCAGATCGAGGAAGTTGTTGACACAAGCTTTTTTGAGTTGAAGTATCTGCGAGTCTTTGTATCAAAATTATTTGAATATCGTGCAAAATATGGTGTACACCCGACAGACAAGATACTTGCCACTGTTTTACGTACGGAGTTGGAAAATCATAGCGATGCTGTGCAAAAACAAGTGCGAGACTTCTTTGCACGTATTAGCATCGACGGCATCACAGACGAGAAATACATTAAAGAGACTTCCTTAGATTTCTGCAAAAAGCAGAAGCTAAAAGAGGCACTGATGACTTCCGTGGACCTGATACAAAATTCTTCATACGATGAAGTTAGGCAGGTTATCGATGTCGCGCTCAATCTGGGTACTGATAACGATTTTGGACACGATTTCTTAAAAGATTTCGAACTTAGATATGAAATAAAGACTAGAAATCCGGTCACAACTGGCTGGCCAAAAGTAGACAGCATAATGAAGAAGGGCCTAGGCACAGGGGAGTTGGGTGTTGTAATAGCGCCGACTGGTGCAGGTAAGTCCATGGCCCTGGCACACTTAGGTAGCCAAGCTGCAGCGGCAGGTAAGAACGTGATTCATTATACGCTAGAGCTTTCAGAAGCCATCACAGGACAGAGATATGATAGCTGCCTCAGTTCAGTACCCCTATCTTCCCTTTTCGCAAGAAAAGATGAAGTGCTGGAGAATATTAGTGATATCGATGGAAGCTTGACTATCAAGGAGTACCCAACAAAGACTGCTTCAACAAACACTATTCGTGCGCATCTAGAAAGATTAAAAAAGAAAAACGCTAAAATCGACATGATTATAGTGGATTACGCTGATCTGTTACGCCCAACGAAAAATTTTAGGGAAAAAAGAGATGAACTTGGTTCTATTTATGAAGACTTGAGAGCGATCGCGCAAGAATATAAATGCCCCTTGTGGACCGCTTCACAAACTAACAGGACAGGCCTTAATGCAGAAGTCGTCACAATGGAATCAATCTCCGAAGCGTTTAACAAGTGCTTTGTCGCCGATTTTATTTGTTCCATATCGCGAACAATCAAAGACAAGAATGCAAATACAGCCAGGCTGTTTATCGCAAAAAATAGAAATGGACCCGATGGTCTGGTGTTCCCCATGTTCATGGACACCAGCACAGTGCAACTTAAGGTTCTCGCCGAACCGGTAGAACCGACATTGACATCTAGTAGTATGTCACCCGGCGATCTTAACGCTGCGCTAAGACAAAAGTATAAACTTCACAGACAACAAGGAAACAATAAGGAAATAGACAATGCTCTTACCAAATAAAATTTTATCTGATATCACTGTTCACATGAAGTATGCGAGGTACATACAAAAAAAAGAGAGACGTGAAACATGGGAAGAGCTAGTTACCCGGAATAAAAAGATGCATATCAAGAAATTTCCAAATCTCCGGGAGGAGATCGAAGGAGCTTATGAGTATGTTTATGAAAAAAAGATCTTACCGTCAATGCGATCCATGCAATTCGGTGGTAAGCCGATTGAGGTGGCACCTAACAGGATATATAATTGTGCCTTTCTACCTATTGATCATCCTGCTGCTTTCAGTGAGTGCATGTTTCTCCTACTTGGAGGGACTGGTGTCGGATTTTCTGTACAGAGACACCACATAGAGAAGTTGCCTTCCATACGCCGCCCAAATGCCAAGAGAACTAGGCGTTTTCTTGTGGGCGACTCGATAGAAGGGTGGGCAGATTCGGTAAAGGCCTTAATGCGCTCCTATTTTAAAGGTGGGTCAAAGTTAAAATTTGATTTTTCTGACATCCGTCCCAAGGGAAGCCTACTACTTACTAGTGGAGGCAAAGCTCCCGGCCCTCAGCCGTTGAAGGAATGCCTTCTTAAGATTCAAGGTCTCTTAGAAGAGAAGGGGGACGGTGACCGTCTTGAACCTATCGAAGTACATGACATTGTTTGTTATATTGCTGATGCTGTTCTTGCCGGGGGCATTCGTCGCGCTGCTCTTATATCGTTGTTCTCTGCAGATGACGAAGAGATGCTGGCCGCAAAGACTGGAAACTGGTGGGAAGCCAATCCCCAGCGAGGACGAGCCAATAATTCAGTAGTACTTCTTCGCCATAGAATAACAAAGGAATACTTTATGCAACTATGGGATCGCGTACGCATGAGTGGCGCGGGTGAGCCTGGATTTTATTTTTCGAACGACAAAGACTGGGGCACTAATCCTTGCTGCGAGATCGCACTGCGACCCTATCAAATGTGTAACTTATCCGAGGTGAACGTTTCAGACGTGGAGACCCAAGAAGAGTACGAAGATCGATGCCGAACAGCGGCCTTTATCGGCACTCTACAGGCTTCGTATACTGATTTTCACTATCTTAGGGATGTTTGGCGCCGAACTTGCGAAAAGGATGCCTTAATCGGAGTAAGTATGACAGGAATTGCGTCTGGAAGAGTGATGAACCTGGACATGGCTGCTGCAGCTAACGCTGTCAAGGACGAGAACAGAAGAACCGCAGAAACAATTGGGATCAAGCCGGCCGCAAGAACTACATGCGTTAAGCCGGCTGGAACTACGTCCTTGACCTTGGGGACATCATCTGGCATTCATGCATGGCATAATGATTACTACATTAGGCGCATGCGCGTTGGCAAGAATGAATCAATATATACATATTTGTACATCAATCATCCGGAATTGGTGGAAGATGAATACTTCAGACCTCATGATACGGCAATTATCAGTGTACCGCAAGAAGCACCAGAAGGTGCAATAACGAGAGACGAAAGCGCGCTGCAATTGCTTCGCAGGGTGCAAAGTGTTACAGAGCATTGGGTTAAGCCAGGTCACTCCACTGGCCAGAACACACACAATGTCTCTGCAACAATCTCCATTGGTGAAAGCGAATGGAACGATGTTGGTGACTGGATGTGGGAAAATAGGGCCTGTTACAACGGGCTCAGTGTTTTGCCTGCTGATGGTGGTACATATGTTCAAGCACCATTCGAAGATTGCTCACCGGAGAAGTACCAAGTGCTTATGGAAACGCTACAGGAGGTCGACTTGAGTAAAGTTATAGAAACAGAAGACGAGACTAGTCTGACGAGCGAGCTAGCTTGTTCTGGTGGTAGTTGTACCATCACAACTTTCTAGTTGATTTCTCGTGTGCCGTTATTATAGTATATTTGTATCACTACAAAGGAGAATAAGATGAGTGATCTAACGAAAGAAGAGTATGTGGTTGAATTCATCAAGGCGTTCAAGGCGATCGAAGATGAGATGGAGCCCTACAAGGAGCATAAGCGTGACGTTCGCAAGAGCTACGCACAAAATGGATGGCTCACTAAGGATGACATGCGACAAGCCGTCCGCGCCTACCGTATGCTCCAGAAGGGAGACAATATTGATCAATTTACAGAGTATTTTGAGAAACTGACTAAGAACATCACAGGTTCATGATGAAATTGTTACCTTTAAATCGGCATCTGGTAGTGGAACCAATAGCAGAACAAAAGAAAGAATCGGGTGTATTGGTGCCTGATGATTTTAGGACCGAAGAGTCTGAGTACTCACTGGTCAGCTTGGTCCGCGCGCCAGATGATTTTGGAGTTGAGGTGTATGGACAAAAACTGGTAGTTCCAACACATATGATACAGGAAATAAATGTTTTTGGAGAAAAAAAACATGTGGTTTTAGAAAACCATGTCATAGCAATTGTGGAGGACTAATTAGGGTGACATAAAAAAGGAATTAATATATTATGTACAAAATAATCACCCTAATGGCTCTTGTAATGTCCATCCCGATGGTCCAACCAGATGGCGCTAGATATATAAAACCAATCAACCTTGGCGCAAAACAAGACACAGCCGTAGCATTCAAGAAGCCTATAAACGTCTGTCTGACTAAAGACAAGGAACCGTTCATTCCGTTGAGCGAAAAAGAGTCTTCTTATGAGGACATGAGGTTCCAAGCTCTGAACAACTGCAAGTACAATAAAAACCCAGACCCTGAATTGATCGACGCTCTCATATCTATTGAGAGGAAGTTTGACCCCCCTGCGAGCGTGAGAGGCATGCTCCTCGCTGCAGCGTGCATGGAGTCCGGTTTCAATCCCAATGCCAAGGGTGACAGAAAATTCAGCAAAGACAAGAGAACTCCACGCGCTATCGGTATTTTGCAGATGTGGTCATTTTATGAAAAGAAGTTCCCCGGTCTCAAGAGAACAGACCCTGAAGCTGCTGCTGACGCGTGGATGCAGCACATAGTTAGTCGCATTCCGAGCGTTAAAAAGCAGTGTAAGTACAGGACAGACGATCGCGTCTGGCTCGCCGCATGGGTAACTGGCATAAGATACAAGAAGAAGGCCGGCCGTTGCAATGAGCGCCCTAAACACTTTAAACTTTTGCGACAATGGCAAAGAAACATAAAGAGAGAGAGGTCGCTTGAAAGCTCTTGTGATGTCCGCATCGGATGCGGCTGTTGATTACGAATGTGAAAATGTCGTAATAGGTGCAGATCTTAATGCTGTTGAATTCGCCCATGAGAACGGCTTTGTTTTAATCAAAAACAGAGAACCCCATCATCACTCTTACGAAGGTGTAGAGGGTGTCTGGGCAGAGAAGATATATGACCTATACAACAACGGCTTGGTGCCGTTTACAGACGCGTCGACAAACATTCGTATAGATGACGAAGAGAAGATAGTAAAAGTATACACAACTCGGTCAATGTACACCGTCAGATATCAGAATGTCCACGTGTTTGATACAAAAAACGTCGAAGGTGTAGAAATCAATAGAAAGCTGGCCTATTACCGAGTCATTGATTGGTTTGATTGTCGCGGCCTTACTGGCTTAGATGTTGACGAAATAGTTACCGATGATGACCTTGTACATAAGATCAAGTTCTTCCCCACGCGCAGAGTGGACGGCGATCAAAAGTTCATGGATTTACTTTGTGAATCCCGCCTAACCGATAAGCAGTTAAAAAGCTTTGAATGTGGTGATACGATGGTTAGGTTCAAAACTACTGATTTACTTAAAGCACGTGGTTTAGAGAACGTTAAAATGACATTCTGGAAAAGAGATGTGTACCCAACATATAAAGTTGAAGATAGTTGAAAAAACACCTCGCAGGAATAGTCCCAGTCTCAGGCCTGAGGACTGATTTTAATATGCCGTGGCATGAAAGTCTCATGCCTATTGGGCCAAATTATCTTGCAGTCGAACGCGCCGTCGCTGAATGCGCATACATCGGATGCGATACAATATGGATTGTGTGCGCCGATGACGTCACGCCCCTTATAAGACATCAAGTGGGAGAAAAGATTCAAGATCCGGTTTACAACTACCGCCATTTCGAATTGTACAAGAACGACGTCAAGAAACCAATACGCGTATATTATGTCCCTCTGTCGATCAAGGACATCAACAAGAGAGATAACCTTGCATGGTCCGCTATCTTTGGTGCAAAAACAGCAAACAAGATTTTAGGCGCTCTAAGTAAGCATGTTAAACCAGATTCTTTTTATATATCTTGGCCATATGCATATTATGCACCATTCTTTTTAAGGGAACACAGGAAAGTTGCCGCACAAAAACCACTCTTGCTTAGCCACAATGGGGAGACCATAAAAGACAACAAATACCTATCGTTCACGATAGATCCCTCTCAGATTGAAGATCTCTTGGAGGAATCGATAACAACGTCTTCTGGTTTGTATCAGGTGGACGACACTGGTGCTAGAACCAGGCTCCCGGTGGAGGAGCGATATTCGTATAAAGAATATGATTTAAAACAAGTGTTTTCTAGTTTAGACTTTTCTAATTATGAAAGAGTGGAAATTGAAGACTATGCTTGTATCGATAATTGGGCAGACTATTGTGATTTCCTGTCTTCCCACAGAGAAATAAGAAAGCCGAAGCTTCTGAAATATTCAGAATGGAACCAAATTGGAGTAGATGATGAGGAATGCGATAGATGAGTTGGTTGGCGATACGCCAGTAGTTCAAATTAATGAGCGATTATACGCAAAAGTTGAAACATACAACCCCTCTGGCAGCATCAAAGATCGGTTGGCGCTGTTTTTGCTTACAGAGGCTGAGAAGAGAGGTGAAATCAAGCCCGGCGCCACGATCGTCGAAGCTACTAGCGGCAACACCGGCATTGCATTTTCAATGTTGGGCGCAGCAAAAGGATATAAAGTAAAGATAATAATGCCCAGAAACATGAGTGAAGAAAGAAAACAAATGATCAAACTTTACGGCGCCGAGATTATTGAAGTTAATGACAGTGACTTCCGCGGCGCTATTACACTTCGAGATGAGATGGTTTCAAAAAATAAAACTTATTGGACTCCTAGACAATTTGCAAACAAAGACAACATTGAATGCCACTACATGACAACTGCGCGCGAGTTCGCTCAATGGCTGCTGTGCTCTGAGCATGCCCGCGCGCGCGGGATTAAGTACAAGTTGTCCGCTTTTGTTTCTGGCGCCGGGACTGGAGGCACTATAATGGGCTGCAGTAGGTACTTTAAAGAACAGTGGCCGACATGCAAGACGATCCTAGTGCGACCGGCCGAAGACGCAAAGAGTCATGGCATTCAGGGCATAAATGATGGCGAAGACTTTTTGTGTGACATGTCTAAGGTCGATGAAGTAATAGAAATACAGACGTGCGAAGCCGTAGAGCGATCTAGAAGGCTAGCCTCAGAGTCTGGACTATTAGTTGGTATTTCTGCTGGAGCAAACATATTAGCTAGTGAGAGATGGATCGACGCCAACGATCCAGAGTACCCTATTTTGACTATTTTGCCTGACCGAGGCGAAAGATACATGACTATCTATTGATTATCGTTCATTTGTTCCTAAATTGTATTATACATAAGGAGAAATAATGGAACGATCAGAATCTAGTATACCGTTTGTGGGCCTCCACGCTCATAGCGTAGCCGGCTCGGTGTTTGACGGCTTTGGGTACCCACAAGACCACATGGACTTCGCCTATCAAAATGGCATGAACGCGCTGGCGTTGACTGACCACGGAAACATGAATGGCGCTTCTTATCAGATCCTCCACGCAAGGAAGATGCAAAAAGAAGGCAAAGAATTTAAGCCTATTTTTGGCGTCGAGGCCTATTTTGTACCGTCTGTTAAAGAATGGAAAGAGGAATACGAAAGAGTTAAAGAAGACAAAAAGAACGCCAAGAAGGTTATTGCTGACACAGATAAGGTGTCCACTGAAGATGAAGACGCATCGAAGCGCGCATCTAAGAATAAGATCGCCGCCAGACGTCACATCGTATTGGTTGCCCTTAACCAAACTGGACTAAACAACATTTATAAGATTGTTTCTGACTCCCACCAGGGAGACAACTTCTATCGCTATCCACGACTGGATTACGAAATGCTCAAGAAGTATGGCGAAGGTGTAATAGCTTCGTCTGCATGTCTTGGTGGTGTGTACGCTGGTGACTTTTGGGACAACCGAGAAGCAGGCGAAGAGGCGATATTGGATGCGATGCGCACCACTACGCGCAGAATGCGCGATGCGATAGGCGATCGATGGTACGGAGAGCTGCAATGGAATAATGTTCCAGAACAACACGCGCTTAACAAATACGTAATTCAGATGCACGAAGAGTTCGGAATTGAGATGATTTCGACGGCTGATAGCCACTATCCAACTCCTGAAGCTTGGAATGACCGCGAGCTTTACAAGCGTCTTGGCTGGCTTGGCAAATCGAATCAGCCAGAGTGGCTGACATCTGAGCTTCCTGATGGAGTAGAAGAGATTGGATATGAACTGTATCCTAAAAACGGTGATCAAATGTGGGAGTCGTACAAAAAGTATTCCGCCGAATGCGGAATTGAATACGATGACGATATGATTCACGATACAATTGTAAAGACCCACGAGATCGCGTATGAACTAGTAGAGGACTTTATGCCCGATGATACGGTTCGCTTGCCCGATTTTGTTGTACCAGACGGACACACCGCCGAACAGACACTCGTGAAAGAAAGCATTGCAGCGTTAAGAAAAATGAACCTGCATGAAGACGACGAGTATGTCGAGCGCCTGAAGCACGAACTTCAAGTCATCAACAATCGAGGATTCAGTAAGTATTTCCTCACTATGAAGGCTGTCTCCGACAAGGCCAATGAACACATGTTGGCCGGCCCCGGACGCGGAAGTGCTGCCGGCTCTCTGGTGTCTTATGTTCTTGGCATCACCCAGGTTGACCCAATTAAGTATGGTTTGCTATTTAGTCGCTTCCTTCGTTCGGATGCAACAGATTACCCAGATATTGATTATGATGTTTCTGACGCTTTCGGCCTAAAGGAGATCCTGGCAAAAGAATGGGGAGAGACAACAGTTGTACCAATCTCTAATTACAACACCCTACAGTTGCGATCGCTGATTAAAGACATTAGTAAGTTCTATGGGGTGCCGTTTACGGAAGTCAATCCTGTGACTAGTCGCATGGTTAAAGAGGCGACGCCCAAAGCCAAGATGAAGCACGGAATCAAGGCCGGCGTATATGCTCCTACCTTCGAAGAGGTGATGGAATATTCAGAGTCACTCAATAAATTCCTTCGAAAATATCCGCACATCAAGACTCACGTTGAAGCTCTTGTTGGACAAGTGAGAAGCACATCTAGACACGCCGGCGGAGTTGTTATTGGCGACAATTTGGACAAGCACATGCCGTTGATTAGCTCCGGTGGTGTTGTACAGACCCCCTGGTCTGAAGGCATGCACGTCCGACATCTTGAGCCACTTGGGTTTATTAAGTTTGATATTCTTGGACTTTCGACTCTGGAGATGATTCAATCTGCTGTGGGGCATATTTTGAAGCGCCACCACGGTATTGAAAACCCGACGTTTGAAGAGATTAAAGAATATTACGATTCAACTTTGCATCCCGAGGCGCTAGACCTCCACGATCAGAAAGTTTATAGAAATATCTTTCATCGTGGCAAGTTTGCTGGAATATTCCAGTTTACAAACGCAGGTGCTCAAAAACTAGCTATGCGCGCAAAACCTCGTGATATCATTGACATTTCTGCTATCACCAGTATTTATCGCCCAGGCCCTTTGAGTGCCGGAGTTGATAAGTCGTACATCAAAGCTAAGAATGATTCCAAGAATATTCAGTATCTGAATGATACGATAGAAGAGATCACAAAGGAGACTGCTGGGTTCTTGATCTTTCAGGAGCAGATCGCCCTCCTTGCCCACCGGCTCGGAAAAGACATCACTCTAGAAGAAGGTAATAAGCTCAGGAAACTACTTACTAAAAAGGGTACCGGTGAAGTTGAAAACCAGAAGAACAAAATTAGAAAGAAGTTTATCGAGGGCTGCAAGGAGAAGGGTGTTGAGGAGGTTGCGGCAGGAACAATCTGGCAGACGTTCGAGTATTTCTCTGGCTATGGCTTTAATAAGTCTCACGCTGTTTCTTATAGCATACTCTCTTATCAGTGCGCCTGGCTACTAAACTACTATCCTGAGTGTTGGATGGCAGCGTTCCTTGATAAGGAGCCCGAGGCGCGCAAAGAGGCAGCAATAAGCCTGGCTCAAAAGCATGGCTTTAACATCGAGAATATCAACATCAACACGTCGACAACCCAGTGGGAGATTGCATCCGATGGTAAGACGCTGATTCAGCCGCTCAACTCCATCAAGGGCTTAGGTGACAAGGCTATTGAACAGATCACCGCCAACAGGCCATTTAACACTGTCGAAGAGATGTTGTTTAGCGAGGAAATTGTTTATTCAAAACTCAACAAGAAGTCTCTTGACGTCCTCTGCCGATCCGGCGCTTTGGATACACTGATCGACGAACGTTTTAATGGCTGCAAACACTTTTGGATGACCTGCATCCAGGATAGGCCAAAGAATAAAAAGAAATTACTAGAGAACATTAAAACATATTGCGACGAGCATGATTTCACTATCGAGGACAAGATTGAGCATGTTTCGACATTGACTGGTATTTTCCCATTCGATCTCGTTATGACAAAGGCGATCAGGGAATCGATTGAGAAATACGCAGTTCCAGCAATTGGTTCGTGGGACAACGATCTAGGCGTAGCATGGTTCATCCCCAGGGAAATAATTCCCAAGATAACAAAAAATGGCAAACCTTATTGGATTGTCAAGGTAATCGACGATGGTAGCGCCCAGGCGGCTATTAAGTGTTGGGGAGTACGAGACGGAGACAGCATCCACCTCAACAGGCCATACGCGGCTAAGCTAGATTATAGCGAAGATTGGGGATTTAGTACTAGATCCATTAGACACACATTTAAATTATTAGGATAAATAATGGGAAGTTTAAAAAGAAAGATGGCCAGAAACCAGGAAAAGAAATATAAAAAAGCTGAAAAGCAAATGGCCAAAAAGCTGATGATGTTTGATATGCTGGACGACGAATGCGCCGCGTGTCAAGAACCATTTGATAAAAAATCCAAGGAACACGCAACAACCTGGAACGTTGTTGTCAGAGAGCAAGAACAAGTAGTTAGACTTTACTGCCCAGAGTGTTGGCAGAAAGCACACAATTTAATTAAGGAGATTCAAGATGATATTGGAATATCACAAGATAGCGGACACAGTGCAGACCCCAACGAGGTCTAACCCATCTGATGCCGGCTTGGATGTGTACGCTCACCTCTCAGACGAGAGTATTACTTTGCGCGCCGGAGAAAACAAGCTTATCCCAACTGGTTTAAAATTTGGCATTCCGCACGGATATATGTTGCAGGTCTGCAATCGCTCATCAATGGGCGCAAAGAGGAGCTTGGTGGTCGGAGCACACATCATTGATAGCGGCTACAGTGGCGAGGTCTTCATTGACTTGCACAACATCGGCCTCTCACAGCAGAAGGTCCTGTTCGGTGATAAGATTGCGCAGTTGGTCTTGGTGCCTGTTGTGCCAATGAGGCTACGCCATCGCGATGATGAAAATTTGTACGATAATGAGGGTATTTGTATATCGAACAGAGAAGAAGGCAATCTAGGTAGCACAGACAGCCCGCAGACTGAAAACAAGACTAGTCTGGCTAATTTACAGATGCGAGATCGTAATATTGGTCGCCTTGTGGGTGAAGGTTGGACGCCAAATGGATTCTGATCTTCGCCCAAAGAAAGAATTAGTGAACCACCCCGAGCACTACAACAAGGGTATCGAGGTGATAGAGTTTATAGAATCTTGGGACATGGACTTCAATACTGGAAACGCAATTAAATACATTTCCAGACACAAGTATAAGGAAAACCCCTTGGCAGACCTCAAGAAAGCCAAGTGGTATGTCGAGAGAATGATAGCAAATATAGAAGAGGAAGAGAAATGAAAAATGCATTATCGTTTGATGACGTGTTGCTGGTGCCTAAACATAGCAACATAGAAAGCAGAACACAGGTGGACACTTCAAGCGAACTGGGGGAGGGAATATCCTTCAAGCTCCCAGTTATCTCTAGTCCTATGGATACCGTCACGGGACACAAGATGGCGACCTGCATGGCCCGCGCAGGAGGCGTTGGGATTCTCCACAGATACAACACGATAGATCAACAGTGTGACGCTATATATAAGGCAGAAACTGAAATCAAGGCCGCCGCAATTGGAATGACTGGAGATTATGTCGAAAGGGCTAGAAACTTGGTCGACCGCAGTGGAGTAAGGATCGTCTGTGTTGACGTTGCCCACGGACATCACACTATGATGGAAAGGTGTTTGAAGAGCCTGAAGGATGATTTCGGAGATACTGTCCATGTCATGGCCGGTAACGTTGCGACCCTGGATGCCTTTGATGCGCTCGCAAGGTGGGGCGCAGACTCTGTGCGAGTTGGCATCGGCGGCGGAAGCATTTGCTCAACAAGATTGGTTAGCGGTCACGGCGTTCCAACCTTCCAAAGTATTCTTGACTGCGCCAGGACGGAGCACGATGTAAAGATAATCGCAGACGGTGGTATCAAGACTGCCGGCGACATGGTAAAGGCCCTGGCCGCTGGAGCAGACTTTGTTATGGTCGGCTCCGTACTAGCAGGGACAGCAGAGACCCCCGGCCAAACATTCAAGAGCGCAGACGGAAAGAGATACAAGGTTTATCGTGGCATGGCATCCTCAGAAGCCCAGAACAAATGGCGGGGCAAGTCATCTACCCCAGAGGGCGTGTCGACCACAGTGCCATATAAGGGCAGAGTGGCAGACATTTTGGCTGATATAGAAGGGGGAATAAAGAGTGGCCTTTCCTATTCTGGCGCTAAGAACCTAACAGAACTTAGAGCCAAGTGTGAGTTTATCATTCAAACCCCGGCCGGCCAGAGCGAGAGTAACACACACATTCTATGGAGGAACAAGTGAGTTATCTTACGCCAGACCCCTCGGAACGAAAAAAAGTAATGTTTTACGATACTGCTGATAGACAAACTAGGCTTAGAATAAGATGCCAGCATGATGGGATAACGCAATCCCAATTCTTTCGCATGATGTTGACAGGATACATAGAGGGAGATTCAGCCATTGTAGAATTTCTGGAGAAACAAAAGGAAAAGCACAATATGCAAGGCGCCACGAAGAGAGCCAAGTTATCAAACTTGAGAAAGAACACAAATAAAAATATCGAAAAATTTGCACTAAATGAAGAAGAGAAAGAAAGCATATTTGATATGATAGAAAGAGAGGTAGAATTATGAGAAAGTGTTTGATGACATGCAAGAAACTTTCGGTCGCATGTCCTATAAAAGATTGTCGTTTTTGGATAGATTATGAAGGTGAATATAATTGTACATTCGAGACGGTAGAAAAGAATGGCGCAATGACTCTGCGGGAAATATCCGAAAGGTTAGGAGTCAGTTATGTCAGAATAAAACAAATTCAAGACGTTGCAGTGAAAAAAATTGGTCATTTCTTCGAGAAAGAAGCTATTTAATGTGTACGCCAAATGTGCATCTTCGAGGAGATATATAGATGAAGAAACAACTTTTAAACGAAGCCGAAGTCCGCAAGTTCATGAAATTTGCTAATATTGGCAGTCTTACAGATGATTTTGTTGACCGGATCGACGAGCAAGCAGAGATGCTTCCGGACGAAGAGGCCCCTGGGCTCGATGGCTCCGATCCAGGCCTGATGGCCGGAGAAGAAGAAGCAGAGACGGCCCCAGAGATGGAAATGGCCCCAGAGGACGCCCCCGCTGAAGACGCCGATGCCCAAGCCCTCGAAGGTGTTAAAACCGTAGTGCAGGGGCTCCAGGACACATTCCGCGCCGTAGGCAGAGATGATCTCGCAGACGCCCTAGAAGTGGTTGATTCTGAGGGTGCCGACGCCGATCTCGACCTCGATGCAGGTGCAGACTTAGAAGCCGATCTAGACGCTGAGGCGCCTATGGAAGAGCCCGTCGACGCCGCAGCCGATCTCGGCGCGGAGGAAGAAGGCGAGATGCTTCCCGAAGATCTGGAATTAGCAGAAGAACTCGATGAGCAGATGGACGAAGAACTTGTTAGCGAGGTCTACCGAGCCGTCGCCCGCCGACTATCATCAATGTAAGAAGTAAAAAGTGTGTTGTTGATTCAAGGCAGACCACGGGGTCTGCCTTTTTTTTTGCAAAAGGAGATGAAAATGGAGTTAGACATAGCCGGCGCTTTCTTTATGTTCTTCGCTGGGGCGCTTTCTCACATAATAGCGGTTCGTATATTTAATGCGATGGATAAACAAAGAATGTATCATGCTACTTTTATTAATTGCCTTTCCGCTCTTAAACTAGCAAACGACATGGCGCAAGATGTATTAATTCTTGCAGACCCAGACCAAAAGAGCAACGTTGAGGCCGTTTTTTATCACTGGCAGAGAATAGCGCTCTTGGGCTTGAGAAACACAATACCAAATCACATTTGGAGCACCATCGCGGTCGAGGATTGGGACAAGGCGATGAGAATCCTTCACTTGGTTGAACAACAAGGAGAGATAGATGAAAAAATTCGAAGACAATGAGAAATCTACTGATGAAAATACAACTTCTGAAGATCAAGAAGGTGCCAACACAGATACACTGAATGAACAAGAGAAGATGGAGTTGCTTAATCTTTTAGGGCCCCCACCAGGTCAACCAGAGCTAAGGCTGACAGGTATCTACGGGGATGTCACAGAGACCAGGTGTTCCGAGGCTATATTTGGCTTAATAGCTCTATCCCCTACTCCGGCGCAATTGGCTACCGAAGGATTTGAACCGGAGCCTATTGACTTTGTCATCTCGACACACGGCGGCCACGCAGCAGAGATGTTCTCAGTATATGACATTATTAGAGACATAAAACAACGCGCGCCCGTGCACACCAAGGGTGTGGGGAAGGTGATGTCCGCCGGCGTCCTCCTCTTGGCTTCAGGTACCAAAGGTCAGAGGCGAATTGGAAAATATTGCCGCGTTATGATTCATGGTGTCATCGCCGGCCAGTCGGGCTACATTGGCGACATGGAGCACGAGTTCAAGGAGACGAAGTACATACAAAAGATGTACATAAAGGCACTAGCTGAAGAGACAAACATGACCCCAAATTACATAAAGCGCCTCATGGGCAGAAAGACAAATGTCTATTTAGATGCGGAAGAGGCAGTAAAATTGGGAATTGCGGATATAATTTTCTAATTATATAGAGGTGTTTTTATGAATAAAAATGAACTGAAATACATTAAAGAAAACTATTTTGAAAAAGAATTAGACTTAAACTTTCTTTTAGAGATGGTCGGGGAGGTGCTTGAAGCAGAGAGCAAGGTGAAGAAGCGCCGCACCCTGAGAGAGCAAGTGGAGGGTGCGCAACTAACACTGCAGTCAATCCCAGAGATTGCCGTCACGGAGCTTGGTTGGACTGACGTGCGAACGATTGGAGATCAAGAGATCTCCGGACCCGCAAGAAATCAGTTACTGCAGTTCACAAAGAACATTAGCGGCACTGATCTGCAAGAGAAGATCAATTCGTTAGCTAGCTTCTACAACAATCCGGACTCAATTAACCTTGAGGGCGGCACGCCTGGCCAGCGGATATCTAATGCTTTATCTTATCTTGTATTTTATAAAACACTGACGAAGGTTATTTCCAACTTTAATGCCGCTTCAGCAGGATTTAACTTCGAAGCGTTTCTTGCTGTGTTGCTTGAGGGTGCGCAAATTAAAGCCAATACTGGCACAATTGCGGACTTCACAGCCGGAGACAACACACCTATCAGCTTGAAGCTTTATAGTGAAAAAAGCCTTGTAGTTGGAGGAAGTTTTACTGATTTGGTCGGCGACTTAGTTAACCCACAGTTTAGTCCACATGATTACATGCAATACGTTGTTGTACTTAAGTCTTTTGAAGGAGAATCTCAGGGACTTGATGTTAAGGGTCAATTGAAGTTCTATCGATTTAATTTCACGATAGACAATGTAGCGAACATAGTTTTAAATTCTATGGGCAAGTCAATTAGGTGCATCGAGATGCCACAACAAATGATTGAAGAGTTTAGTGCCGGAAACGTTGATTTCGACTTTAATTCAACACTTCCGAGCCAAGAAAACTTGCCATCTGTTGAGGAGCTAGAATCGCAGTTCTACCAGTTCTTGAGCGAAAGAATGCAGGAAAAGGGTTTCACAACAGAAGAGATCGATGCCATAGCAGATCACATTGACTGGGCGAACAACGAAGAAATTTTTACTCCTGAGCCACGCGGAGAACGCCTTATGGTCGTGAGGGGTGTGAGCAAGATTGGTGCGAACAACGCTGCTGTAAAAGCTGCCGTGGTCAATGCTCTGGGAGGGCAGGGGTATGCCGGCGTTCAACTGCAAGGCGTAAGAAGCGCAATATCGCATGCCAACAACGATGTCAGACAGAGCTTTTCAGCAAAGAGGATGGCCGACGAGAGAAACAAAATATTGTCAACCCAGGGTGTGTTCGCTGACGCAGAGACATCGATGGAGTTTTATAATTCTCTAACAAACCCCGAGATGAAAAAGAAAGCGCTAATAAACTCCCGAGGCTACTTGCAGACACTGCAGTTTGACTTAAATAGAGGCCAAGTGCTGAATATCGAAAACCTAGCCGGTGAATTCACAACGCTTCCAGTGGGCCAAAGCTCGGTTGATATTGGCACAATTATGATAGGCGCATCTTATGTGCAGGAGGTGCTCAACAAAATGACCGAAGAACTAAATCAAAGTATTTTCACTATTTTTGAGAGCGTCAAAATGATTCAAGAAGGCACCTATGCATTCATGGCCGGAGGCCTGCAGGATGATAAGCAAGCTGAGAAGGCGATCAATGCATCTCGCGATGTCGAAGCTAAGACGCAAGAATTAAGACCGCAGAACGCAACTCCAACTGAACTTTGATTGGAAATATAAAAGTTGAAGAAGCTGGCCATCACAATCAACCGAAACGGTTCAAATAACAAGAAGTTATTTACCAACGGGATCCACCAGAACATCTTTACTTTGCAAAAATTGCTCCATAAGGCTGGAAAATTTGATGTGTGTTTGATATTTGATGTCAACCCATCGGCTAAAACCGACGAAGAGGATATGGCACAATTTCATGAAGAAAAGAAATACCTGGCAAAGTCTTTTCCAGGTGTGAAAGCATATCACAGAAAGGCTGATGAATACTACGATTTGTTGAAAGAGTTAGATGTACTTATCGAAGCTGGATTTATGTACGACACACCACGATTGAAGAAAATCAGGAGCGCCAATCCAAAAATAAAGATAGCTTCTTTGTTTTATGGGAACCTATACATTGATTATGTAGAGAGGCTTGTGAATAACAGTCCCAGCCTGCCACCGGAATTGGCGCCTGGACGCGATGCTGTTTGGGTCTCTCCACATTTCAAGCCATGGTTGGGTTGGTTTAAGACGATGCTAGCTGCACCATCTGCCGATATTGCTCCTTACGTGTGGTCGTCGGAATACTTCCAAGAGCTTCTCGACGAAAAGCAATACACCAGAGAGAGTTTTCCAAAAGGCGACAAAAGAAAAATTGCAATAGTAGAACCAAATCTTGGCACAGTGAAGACATGTACTATACCCGTTGCGATTGTTGAGAACTTGCACGGCCAAGACCCGGCGATATTTGAATATGCGTCCGTGTTTAACGGTATACACTTGAAGGAGAATCCTGTCGCAAAGAGTTTGTTTGTTCCGACCGCTGTTGTGAGGGAGAGAAAATTGTCCTTCGAGAAGAGATACAGCTTAGTTGACACATTTTCTAAATATGCTGGCTTGCTTTTATCACACCAGCATTGTTGTGCTCTGAATTATGTTTACTTGGAGGCTCTTTATTTGGATATCCCCATGGTACACAATTCGCCGTTTTTTAAAGAGGTGGGGTATTATTATGACGAGTTCGATGTTGAAGAAGGCGCGCGCCAACTTAAATTGGCCTTGGAAGATGAAAGAACGACCATGGTGAACGGAGACAAAACAGAGGAATACCTATGGAGATACTCTCCTGAGAACCCACAAAATGTGGATGGGTACGTGAAATTAGTTGAAAGTTTACTTGGTGATCTAACATAAATTTAAATTAATTTAATATTATTGTTGATTTGTTTTATACTGTTCTTACTTTATAACAAGAGAGGTGTGTATGTCCAAAGTCTATTCCAACGATCTAGACTTACAGCAAAAAATACTTAGTGGTGTCGAGAAGTTAGCAGATAACGTGGCAGCCACGCTTGGCCCAAAAGGGCGAAATGTCATTTTAGGCAAAAAGGAAGGCCGACCCATCATTACTAAAGATGGGGTCACAGTTGCTAAGTTTGTCGATCTTCAGTGTCCGATAGAGAATGCTGGAGCACAGATTCTTAAGCAAGTCGCCTCAGAAACAAACACTCACGCCGGAGACGGAACAACTACATCAACGGTGTTAGCCCGCGATCTTCTTAGGAACAGCCAAAAGTATTTGATTGCTGGTAGCTCTCCTGTGGAGCTTAAGCGAGGGATGGACAAAGCCCTTGCCGTAGTGGTGGAGAAGATACAAGATGTATCGACCCCGGTTGAGTCACTACAAGATATTGAGAACATCGCTTCTATCTCTGCAAACAACGACCCCACGGTTGGTAAGTTGATAGCTAACGCTGTCGATAAGGCCGGCCACGAAGGTTCCATCTTGATCGAAGAAGCCAAGTCTTTTGAAACCAGCTTAGATCTCGTCGAAGGATTCAGATTCAGCGCCGGATACTTCGCCCAGGCGTTTGTGACAAATGAACGCAAGAACGCAGTAGAGCATGAAGATGCGTTGATTCTGGTCACGGATCACAAGATAGACACCGTACAGAAGGTCCTCCCAGCACTTGAGCTAGCTGCACGCGAGTCACGTCCATTGATAATTGTAGCAGAGCAGGTTGAAGGTCAGGCCCTCGCCGCCCTTATAATGAATGCAGTGCGCGGGAGTATGAAGGTGGCAGCCGTCAAGGCTCCGGAATACGGCCATGCGCGCGCGGAAATCATGAAAGACTTGTGCCTTGCAACTGGCGCAGCATTCTTCAATAGGGCCTCTGGTAAGAACATAGCAGAGATAAAGATGTCTGACTTTGGAGTCTGTAAGAAGGTAGAGGTCTTAAAGAATCACACCACTTTCATGGGTGGAGCCGCGAACTACGAAGAGGTTGAGAAGAAGATTGAGTCCCTGAAGAGCGAGATTAAGCAGACTGAAGACATGGACGAATGCAGGAACCTGCAAAGACGTATAACGAGACTGCAATCAGGTGTTGCGGTTATAAAGGTTGGCGGCGCGACTGAAGTAGAGATGATAGAACTCAAACACCGCATCGAAGACGCCCTGGAAGCTGTTAACGCAGCCCAGCAGGAAGGCATCGTTCCTGGCGGAGGCACCACTTTGCTGAGGTGCGCAGACTTTGAGGTGGAGACTGATAACGAAGACCAGCATTTTGGAGCAGAGATTCTAAGAAAGTCACTCCAGGCACCCATCCGTCAGATGGCATCTAACTCTGGCGACAGCCCAGACTTAGTTGTTGATATAGTTACAAATAGTGGTGTTATGGGTTGGGATTTTAAGAGATCTCAACTAGCAAACCTGAGCGATGAGGGTGTTGTAGATCCAGCGAAGGTGACCAGAGTTGCCTTGCAAAACGCCGTATCTGCTGCATCGATGCTCATCACAACAAGCAACGCCATCATAGAGGAATAAAAAATGAAAGTAAAAGTATCTTATACAGTAGACTATGAAGAAGTCCCAGGCCTTGTTCGAGACTTGATAAACGACTGCCAGAGAACCCTAAGAGACGCATCCACTTTTTCATTCGAAATAGTGCAGTATGAAGAGTCTGTTGCTGCGGTAAAGGACCTTCAAGAGAAGTTAGCCACCGTATCAGACAAGCTGGAAGATTGTATTAGTCTTTCTCGTGGTTATTTGACGCTCATGTCGAAGCCGGAGAGTCAACAAGCGGCCGCCCCCGCTCCCACCGGAGAAGAAAATGAACAAAGCGAATAAGGGGGACTTGGTATATGTACCTTCTGGTGTCCGCTTGTTCAAAGTATCCACAGGGGGCGCAGTGTCCAACTACAAGAATATCGAAAAACCTTTACACTTATTGGTGACTGAAGTCCACGACAACACATACGAAGTTATGTGCGATCGTGAACTTTGGCTAATTGAACAAAATAAAACATATGGAGCAAAAACATGATTAAATTAGTTGAAATAGTGTCGACACCAAGGAACTATAACCCACAAGTTCGCGAAGTTGAGTCGACATACAAGTTGAGAGAGTTTTATGTAAACCCAGCTTTTGTGGTCTCGATTCGTGACGATGAAGGCGTCTCCGCTAGACACAAGAGGAACCCACTCATCGACGGCCTAGATCCAGCTACGAGATTTAGCAAGCTGATGATCTCTTCCGGCGGTGCATCTTCTACTGTGACGCAATTTAGTGTCGTTGGCAGTCCGGACACTGTTAACAAAAAATTGACATCTGGCGCAACAAAATGAAGTATCTTGTATTCTCCAAGGCAACCTGCCCTTTCTGCTTGAAAGCGCAAGAATTACTAGAAAATAGCAACAAAGATTATAAAATTGTAGACTTTAAAGAGTCACAGCAGGGGTTGTTGCAGGAGATGAAGGATGCTTACAATTGGCCAACCGTGCCCATGGTGTTTGAACTCAAAGGGGCGGATATAAAACTTATAGGCGGATACTCAGACTTGGTTTCTTATTTTGAGCAACGATAAAAAACAAAAGAAAGTTCTTACAATACCGACGGAAGAGATAATAAAGATCACTTCCCATACTCGTGAACTTTTTGAAAAAGCAGTCTCCATGCTGGAATACGAGTTTTGCGAAGTCGGCCTGGAGGAGACGAGATATAAGAACTCTCATGTTACTAGTTTGTTGTGTGAGTTGGCTTGGGTGTGTAATGCTGTATTGTTGCTTATGCGAAAAAATCTAGGTGAGCCAATCTTTAAGGACGAGACTCAAAACGAGGTTATTGTTCTGACTGACACGCTTAATGCTCTGAAGGCCCTGTTGACATCCCAGGCCTCAGTATTGCGCGAATTGCAGCGCTTTTCTATGACCCTGGCAACACACTGAAAAATGTTCACTGGTATAGTATTATTTATTATTGGCAACATACTTGCGTGGTTCCAATATAATTCGCAGTTCGCATGGGAGTGGTGGCAAGGACGTCCGATATTTTCAAACGTAGTCTTTGCGTTCCCCATGGGATTGTGCTTTTGGTATGCTATTAAACACATTGTCGACGCGACTGGCGAATTATGGGCGTCAAAACTGGTTGGTTTTGGCGTTTCTAACGTTGTTTTTGGTATTATGACTTATTGGATATTAAACGAAAGTGTTTTCACACCAAAGACAGCATCTTGTTTGCTGTTGGCTGTGATGATAATATTTATACAAATTTATTGGAAGTAAAGATTTTATGGAATCACTAGTAGAAAAGCCCTGGGGGTATGAAATTCGTTGGGCTATAACAGAAAAGTACCTTGGTAAAATATTACAAATAAACCCAGGTCAAAAGCTTTCGCGACAGTACCACGAAGAAAAAGATGAGAGCATTTATGTTTTGCAAGGGACTCTGGTTTTAGAGATAGGCGACAGTCATTCGATTGAAAAGTTTATTTTACAAGAGGGCTCTTCATGGAGGATAACTCCCGGCACCGTGCATAGATTCTGTGCTCCATCTTCGGGGTGCAGACTCATAGAAGTCTCTACACCAGAGATCGATGATGTTGTGCGCCTAGAAGATGATTATAATAGAAAATAATACTCTTGACTTGTCGGTACCGGTGACTATTGTTTATATAGTAGCGCTTCATGGCTACTATTAACTAAAACTTGCTTATAAAAGGAGTAAATTACTATGACAACGTTAGCTACTTACCGACCTAGTTTATTGGGCGGCAGTGTTTTCAACGATATTTTCGATTCAATGCTGGATTTTCCAAGTTTGACGAATCGCACAACCCAAGGGTACCCCGTTGCAGATATCTACCAAGGAGAAGGTGGAGAGACTGTAGTGGAGTTCGCCCTCGCAGGCTTCAGGAAAGAGAATCTCCATGTTGAGATCTATCCAGATAAAAGGTCAATCCATGTGAGCGCTGATTCTCATGGCGATGAGGACAGTGTTGATTTCAATTCGCGAAGGATTGCTCGTCGAGCTTTTCACAAGACGTACGTCAATTATGACAACAATCTTGACTTGAGTGCAACGACTGCTGAATATGAAAATGGCCTTCTACGTTTGGTAATTCCGCATATGGAAGAAGCCAGGCCACTTTCTGTAGAAATTAAATAATAAATCTGGCAAAGAGAGGTCGCAATGGCTTCTCTTTGCCTTTTTAGCATCTATTTATTTTATGGGGACGATGCTAAATGAGATACGTTGAGGACGAAGAGGCTTTAAGAAAAAGCTGTCGTCCTGTTGACCGGCATCAAGCTGGTCTTGTTTTGGCCAATCGGCTCTTGGAAATATTAAAAGAAGAGCCTAATGCCGTTGGCTTGGCGGCTAATCAAGTGGGCGTCGATGCTCGTGTGTGTGTCATCGCGGTCGGTCGCCCGGTGATATTAATCAATCCAGAAATAATACAAAAAAGCGGCAGGAGTTTCTTTCAAGAATCTTGTCTGTCGTTTCCCGGTGACTATGTTATGACAGAGCGTTGGACAGACATCGTGGTGCGCGCATCAAATCATAAAGAAGATTTGGTGTTTTCCTTTGACAAGGATGCTCTGGAGTGTGTCTGTGTCCAGCATGAAATTGATCACTTAGACGGCATTACGATGCACGATAGAACCATTGACATGGAGTTGATAAAAAATGGCAAAGATTAAAAACAAGAAGGCCTTGGCCACTTCCAAGAAGAAGACAACCCAAGGTGGAGGCAGGTTCACAAAAAAGACCAAATCGGGAGGCGAGACATTCTTTGATAATCGTCGCGCTGGGTCACCTCCGAGCAAGCGCCATCGCAGACGCAAGCCTAGTCGAGGCCAGGGATAATGCCCGAAGATCGTCCTTATTTGCAGATTCCGCTTCCATCTCCCCGACGCGAAGACGAAGATCAGTACGAAGAAGCGAAACAGAAAGAAAAAGACGAAGACAAAGAAGAAAGAGTCATAATAATAGATGTTTAATCATCAAATGATATTAACAAAGGAACTCACAGAATGAGAGTGTATACTCCAGACAAGAACCATTCAGTAATCAATGAGGTGCTGAAGGATCTTTATCTACTAAAAAAAGAACTCGATTACGGTTCTGGAACAGTTGATTCTAAGATTCGAATGATCGATACGATAAGAAATAAGCTCCAAGAATTGCAAGACCTAGATACTTAGTATAAAGAGGAACTAATGGGGCTGTAGCTCAGTTGGTAGAGCACTGCCTTTGCAAGGCAGATGTCGTCGGTTCGATCCCGTCCAGCTCCACATTTAGTTTTCTTTTTACAAAAGCGTCCCTATGTTCTTTATATGGCCGAGTGGTGGAATTGGCATACACAACAGACTTAAAATCTGTCGCCCAATTGGGCTTGCGGGTTCGAGTCCCGCCTCGGCTACCACACAATTAATGCGCAGTAGCTCAGTTGGTAGTAGCGTCTGACTGTTAATCAGAATGTCACAGGTTCGAGCCCTGTCTGCGCAGCATTCTATTACAACTTCAGGAGAAAACAATGAATGATTTTGAGAAAGATTTTAATGGTGATAACGTTTTGAAAGTGTCTTTGTCCGTAGTCACGATTATTGTGGTGGCGGCATTAGTTGCAATTCACTTCTAATTACTGCATAAGCCTTCTTAGCTCAGCTGGCAGAGCAGCTGATTTGTAATCAGCAGGTCCTCGGTTCGACTCCGGGAGAAGGCTCCATTTTGCGCCCGTAGCTCAGTTGGATAGAGCGCGAAACTTCTAATTTCGATGTCACAGGTTCGAATCCTGTCGGGCGTGCCACTTACACAAGATTAAACCAACGGATGTCCTTGATGAAAATAGCGATACTTGTAGTTTTAATTGTCCTAAGTTTGTGGCAAATTTTAGATAATTTAATCACGAGTTCGGACTGGGGTCAGCACGGCTATTGGTTCGGAGAACAAGAGCCAACACCACTGTCAGTAGTTCTTGCTTTGGGTTTCCCGATGTGGACGATGTTATACGCATATTTTCTGGTGTTTTGTGGCTAAGAGTTGGTATTTTTATGTTTTGCAATGTGCTGATGGTACATTTTATGCCGGCATCACAACAAGTCTGGATCGCAGATTAAAAGAACACAACACGTCTTCTAGGGGTGCGAAGTATACAAGGACCCGCCGCCCTGTTGAGATAGTTTTTTGGGAATACCACGAAAATCGCTCTTCGGCTCTTAAAAGAGAGCATAGCTTTAAACGGCTTACGCGAAAGCAGAAAGAGAAGCTCGTAATCGAATCCCGCGCCTAATTATAAGGCGATGTCTAAAACCAGAAAATTTCGTAAGATTGTTTTGAAGTCTGAGGTGTTGTCCATCGAAGAAGAAGAGTTCAACGAGGTAGATCTTGAACATCTCAAGCAGTTTAATGAGGATTTTAAAGACGAGATAGCTTTCTTGAGCCGGCTAGCTGGCCCGGATAGCCCCCCACCGTCCCCACCAGCGGAGACATGCGAGGACGAAAGTTCACCACAAGTAGACAGGGAACACCTAAAGCCATTGCATAAGGAGTTGGCCGTAGCCCTCCACCCAGACTTGAATCCTGACTTAGGTGACGAAGACTTTAAGAGGATGCAAGAGGCATATGAGAATGGTGACGTTGCAACTTTAATAAGATACGCCTCAGAGAATGGCGTGGAAGTTGAGCTAGATGACGAGAGTCTGGAGAAGATTGAGAATCAAATAAGTTCAAGAAGGCATGAGATCGAAACAGCCATGAAGGATATGGTTCGCTGGGTCTGGGGAAGTTCAGATAAGAATCAGAGCCTTAGAGAACAAATCTGGCAAGTTATGAACGTGAATCCGCAAGCCTTTGAAGAGTGGAAGAAGAACAAACCTTGACGATGCCAATGGTGTGCTTATATTCTTAAGAGACCAGGAGGTGGCCCCATGGCCGGTGTACTATAAAGCTCAAGAAAAAGCACTAAATAACGGCCAAAATTATCACCTTGCAGCGATTCTACGCAGAGGCAAGAGTGTTGTCAAGATTGGCTCAAACACATGCAAGACCCACCCTCGATTCAAGAGGGTGTACTCTGATGGCACCGAAGGTTCCTGTATGCATGCTGAGATGAGTGTTGTTCGCTTCGCGAAGCCTGGGGACATCATTGAAGTTATACGCTTCAAGAAATGTGGTACCTGGGCGATGGCTCGACCTTGTAACTTGTGCATGGAGCACATGAAGTTTGCCGGCATCAAGAAAGTTCGGTATACGAATAGCTCCGGCCAGTGGGAAATATTGCGGGTTACTTAAAAAAGTCTTTCCTGTAGCGTTTTTGATCATATATTTATACATGAAGCCACAATAAGAGGGATCGCATGTGAAGGTTGGTGACATAGTAAAAATAAAAGACCACCAACAATTAAAAACATATCCATTTGATGGCCTCGGAATAATATTACACAAAGAGCCAAATATTTTCACGAAAAGAACGAGAGACGTAATTCTTCACTTCGCAAGATTTAAGGTGCTCTGGTACGACGGCGCTACAACATATGAGCCGGAGACTGCACTGGAGATAGTAAGCGAACTATAAAGAGAAAGGAACATGAAAGGGAACAAGCAGATATTTTCAGACAACAAGGACGAAAGAATAAAGGGCTATAAAAAGCTCTTCAAGAATAGGGGTGGTGATTACTCCCCTCCTAAAGATGTGGCCAGTAATATCGTCGAGGCCATGCAGGCTCAAGGGTATGAGGTGGATGTCAACGAGGTTATCGCCTACATGAAAGCATCATACGCAGTCTTTGACAAAAGGTATTACGAGAAGCGATGAAAAAATGGAAAACAGGCACTGGCAAAGAGATTTCATTTGATGAGATAGTTGATATCATTGTAGAGCACGAAAAGGTAAATGGCTGTGTTTCTATTGGCGTTGATAGTCACATCAAAAAAGAAATTTGCACGTTTTCAGCGGCCATCTGCCTCCATGGAGCAATCGGTCAAACTGGTGGAAGGTATTTCATCAAGAGAACAACAACCCCACGTACGAAATTTCCTGCTTTGTTGACTCGTATTCTGGCAGAAGTTCAAGAATCTGTTGAATTGGGTATGCGTTTGTTGGAATTTGTTCCTACATTAAACATTGAAATACATCTTGATGTGTCAGATTCTGACAAAGGTAAAGCAACGAGCAAGTTCACAGACATGCTAACTGGCTACGCTAAGGGCGCTGGCTTTGACTACAAGATCAAACCAGAGGCTTTCGCAGCTATGAGCGTTGCAGATAAACATTCAAAATGATTAAACTTCTAGGAAAGATTCCTAATAATATTTTCGTGGCAGTTTCTGGTGGTGCAGACTCCATGGCTGCTCTAAGTTTTGTTGACACCGGAAGACGGAATGTGCGAGTATTGCACTTTGATCACGGCTCAGAGCACGCGAAAGATGCACGCGAGTTTGTGCAAGACTTTTGTACTGACCGCGATATCCCTGTTCACGTTGGCGCGCTGACGAGAACTAAGAACGATGGAGAGTCGTGGGAGGAATATTGGCGCAATGAGAGGTATTCTTTTTTCAAGCAGTATTCTTCTAGTGCGCCTATTATTACCGCACACCACCTGGATGATGTGGCTGAGTGGTGGATCTTTACTTCCCTGAGAGGCGATGGAAAGCTGATGCCCTATCAAAATAAGGAATACAACATCATTAGGCCGTTTTTAGCTTCTCCTCGAACCTCTCTCGTGTCTTGGTGTGACCGCCATGGCGTGCCATATCTGCACGACCCTTCTAATGATTCCCGCGCGCACATGAGAAATGTTATTAGGCACGATATCATGCCGAGCGCCCTCGTGGTTAATCCTGGTTTGGCGAAGACCATGAAAAAGAAACTCCATGGTGTTTACTCCTCTCAGCAAGATCCTATATTAATTATGGACCGATAGCTCAATCAGGTTAGAGTAGGGGTCTCATAAACCCTTGGTTCTGGGTTCGACTCCCAGTCGGTCTACCAAATATTTTCATGCTTGCGAGAAAGGAAGAGTCTAATTAATACGTGGAAGATTTCAAACCAGCGTTATATATTCTTGTCGCAGACGTGATCCTGTTGCTTGTTGTGGTCGTCGCTTACGAGGCATGTTTTTGATTTTTTTTGTTTGGAGCTAGTTATTTATGTATCTACCGTTGACGGGATATAAAGAAGAAAAGCCCACTAAACAAAAAATGAGTATCAATTCCATAGGCGCTTCACCGACATCACAAGCTGTGACGCCAGCCAACAAGGCTGAGAAACCGACAGACAACAATCAAGATGTTCAAGCTGTCGAAGAGACCGGCCCCAAGGAAGATAACAATATTTCACCTAGAGGTGAAGAAGAGTTTTACAGCGCTGCTTCATCGATGAGCACGCAAGACTTTATAATCTTGAGGGCGTCGTCAGCCGACAAGACGCTAGAGGTGTTGGATGAGGTCATTGAGAACATGAAAGAAAAAGTAGAGGAGATGGGCGAAGCGATAGAGACAATGGCGAAGATAAGCGAAAAGGCCAACAAGGACAACTTGGCTTTGAGTGTGATGGTCAAGACCTTCGAAGCCATTGACGAGATCACAGGAAAGGACGACGCATAATTTTTTGTTCGCGCGCACACATAGTTTTTTGCACGCGCCCGCATGACACATGAAGATAGGAAGCCTAATTCAGTACATCGACCTCGATGGAGCAGTCCTTTATGGTATTGTGGTGGAGGAAATCGGCTACTTTGACGAATATAAGTCCGATGCCGTCCGCGTGGCTTGGATTGACGACGGCAGCACCACAATTAGCACCACAATTGAATCCGTGCGAACCATCATGTGCAGTGATGACATATATTTACAGATTATAAGTGAAGGTTAACGAATTAAAAATAGGACAACTCTATCGGGTTGTCAATGATTGCCGCGTCGGAGGTGCGATAGGAGCCACTAAAGAACTAGAGGCATCTCGCCTCTCTCTTTACATACTTTGTCGGTATGCTAGGAAACAGCCCGTCGGTGCGATGACCACTGGCTCGTGGAGAAGAGAGCCATTGGTGTATCTAGGCCGCAGATCTATGCGCGATGGCCAGGACGGTAGAAAGACCATTTATCAGGACGTTCATAATTTTGCTAGACCCGATGGTTCGTGTTTCTACATTCACGGTACACACATAAAACACATCACGCCCTTTACAGAGGGCTAGCTGGTTCTTATAGTACTAGCATAACGGAAGCCACAGGAGGACGACCCAATGGCATACATGACTGACGAGAATGGAAACTACAAGCGCACGGTGCGCTGCGGCCACTGCTACGAGAAGGGCCACAACAAGAGCGCCTGCCCCAAGCGAAAGACAGATCTTCAAGAGAGCGTCAAGCGATATACGAAAGAGCTAGCCGAGAACGAGTTTCCTCATGACTATCAAAGAGCCAACGCCGAACGCTATCTTCGACACACCAAGGACCAGCTTCACAAGATGGAGACTCGTGGACAGAATCGCAAGTGTGGTTTCTGTGGAGAGGCTGGACACACCCGTCGAACTTGTACCGAGCGCAAGAGGCAGGTCAAAGAACGACTAGCCGAAGTGCTGGACATTCGCAAGCGAACTGCACAGCGCATGATGGACGCTGGCTTCGGTCCGGGTGCTCTCATCAGTGTTGACCACAACCTGCAAGGTCAAGATGCGGTGATGGCTGTCGTTACTGAAGTACGATTTGACGATATCCGCAAGTATCATGTGCCCGCTAAGAACGACTACTTCCAAGGAGCGCACGGAATCAGGTTTCAGTACCTTGTGCCAAAGAAAGACCGTTGGGGGGGCCAGCCTTCTACCAAAGGCGCATGTTACTTCCCGATGGACTTTCTGAACGTCGATGATATTCCACGGGATGAGTGGTATCGCAACCCCAGCAACGACAGTTGCGAGCTTATTTCACCTGTTTCTGTTAGCGAGGATAGTTTGCTGACTGAGGACACGATTGGTGTCAAGGCTGTCACGAAGTGGGTCATTGACAACATTGTTGACCCCAAGTAGGAGAAGAAAATGTATACATTACAAGAACTTAAAGAGCACGAAGAAGTGCTAGAAGATTTGATTGACAAGCGATGTGTCTGCGTCAACAAGCCAGAGCAGCGTGAAAAGATTGTAGAAACTCTGCAAGTTGTTCACGCCATGCTTAATGCGGTGACGACACAGCTAGAAAATCAAAGTATCAGCTTTACTGCGTAGATTGTCGTCCCTACGTTGTAGCTGTAAATGAGTTGTGCCGTGCATGCGGCGGGATAGGGTGGGCTTAAATACGACATGAAAGTGGGTGACCTAGTGAAGATTTTAGAGCCAGACGCGATGGTGCTAGGTAACTGCGCGTACGGCATTCTTCTTGAGCAATGGGAGAGCCCAAGATATTTTGCACCAAGCAATGGTAAAACATGGCGCATTCTTTGCGGAGATAGAACACTTATATTGCTTGAAGAGGAGTTCGAGGTAGTAAAATGATATTGGCAAGTTACATCTTTAAGCCCCGCAGTCTCGATATCGCTGCAAAGATTATAGACAGTTTTTGCAGCGACTTTCTCCATTATGGAGACGAGGGTTTCTACGTTCATTGGCGAGATAACGCTGTTCACGACAAGCTGCCTGATGGGTATGTGGAGTTTTGGATTGAAACCGAGAATGGCAACATGGATGTCTTTACCGAGACTAGCTTCAACGATGAGCCGTTGAGCGCACAAGACCTCACAGATGGCTTGTTTGCTTTTCTCAATGACGATTTTTGGGAATCCGACTGCAAGGGTGGCAAATTGTATACCTTCTATGAGCGCGAGTTGTCCGAAGTCGTATCAGCCCTAAGCGTCGAAAACTCAAGGGTTGTAGCCTTCGAGGCCGGTAGGCGCGCTTGGGTACATGATATCGGCCAAGGTGGCAATGGTCACTACCATCGCGTTGACATGGCTGAACATCTTTTAAGCGCTGACATGCCTGTTAAATCAACTAGGCAGTTGACTTTGCCTTTAGCGTAACTATGTTGGTGTCATGGCTAAGAAGAAGAAAGCACTCATTAAACAGTTTGAGGAGATAGTCGAAGAAGAGGCAGCGATGGTTGCTGCCCTCGACGGAGCCGAATTCGAATTCCATGACTACAGCCCAGAAGTGCAGACAGTTTACATTATTCAAAAAGAACAGAGTCTGCATCCTGTGGAGTTCTCCATGTTGAAGAACCTGGAAAAGAAATTGAAAGACTTGGGTGAAAGATACCAAGTAGGCATTATTCACGAAGAAATCCCTCTTGAAGAGGACGAGGAAGAATAACAAATGATTACTGGTGATTTGGTACACATGAAAATCGACGGAGAGACACTGGAGTCCACACTTGGTGTGGTTACTAGCTCTCTGGAGGATAATCGTTACAAGGTGCTGTGGCTCGACGACGAAGCCGGCGCACAAGGTACGTATAACGCACAATTCCTGGCACCGCTGCCCGAAATTAACATTGATGAGGTGAGCTATGAAGATTGGTGATATCGTAAGTGCTGGAAATATAACAGGAAAACTAATAAGGTTCCAGCCGAAGACGAGAGACTTGGTTGTCGTAGACGAGAAGGGAGAAATCCATGTCATCCTCAGTACAAGCGCAAAGCTGTCAACTTCAACCCGGTGACTTGATAAGATGCACTCGTAGCAACGATATGGGTCTGGTGCTCGGTCCTGGTTGGGCGAAGCCTGCTTGGAACATACACACTGTCAACGTTCAGTGGTCAACCATTGACGAGCCATGCGAGCTAGATGTCACAGCCATCGAATCAGGTCATGTCGTACTTGTCAGCCGCGCAGATGTGTCTATGTTGTAAGGGTGACAGCAGAGAAGGTAGATGGGCACTCGCTCTAATATATATGTGGAGACAGAACGGAATGGTTACATAGGCACCTATTGTCATTTCGATGGCTATCCCAGTTACATGTATCCTTTGCTAACAGGCATGGACAAGGACAGTCTTCTTAGTCTTATACTTATCGCCGCCCCACGCGGCGGCTTTCACGTTCTTGAGCAGCCAGAAACGACCACGTACTGTGAAGAGATGCCATGCCTCTTGACAGACCCGGATGAATGCACGTGGTCAGCGGAGTTTGTCTGGGTGAAGTGCCTAGACGGCAGAGTTAAGTGGAGATACTACAACAGGCCAGACTGGAAATACATACAGGAAGATGAGTGAAATAAAGCCAGCTTCAGCCCAGCGCGGAGATTTAGTGCAGTGGGTAGCCCAGCGCACCTGGCACCATTCAGGGTTGGGACTAGTTGTAGAAACACATTATGATAGAATGCACGGTTGGAGTTACAGAGTGCTGTGGAACGCAGATGCAGAGGAAATTCCTGGCTGCCGTGGGATATGGTACACTGAAGAAGATTTTGACGAGAAGTATATTGTAGTTATTTGACTTTATTTCCGTTCTTGCGTTGCTATGTTCTATGTATGCATGCGCCACCACAGGAAATAAAAATTGGTGACCTAGTAAGATATATGCCTTTGGAGATTCATGATTCTCGCTTTATGTATGAGGGAGAACGCGCGAAAGAAACATTGGGTATAGTACTTGAAGTCTATCACCCGCTTTCAACGAATGAAGCATTAAAGGTGAAGATGATAAATGGTGACATACGTGTGAGTCCGTCTGAAGATTGGGTACTAGTCGCTGATAAAGCCTAGTTAGTGTTGTGATGCAAGTTGGTGATCTGGTTGAACTTTCCTCGTATGGCAGGAAGCTGAAGTGTAACAAGAACTTCGTCGGCTTGGTCGGCTTGATTGTTATGGTGGACTCCACAGAACAAGACAAGAGAATGGGCATGTTGCATCCGGCAACTGCGATCATGGTTTCATGGGTCGGCACTGACTTTGAAGACTATGCGTATCACATCCGACGTGACTTGAAATACGTAAATCTTTAATGGAGCGGAGATGCAGCCCGGCGATTTAGTAATGATTACAAGGAATTCCATCGGAATTCCATCAGGCACGCTAGCCTTGATTACAGAAAAGCTAATCGGCTCTTTATTTTCTTACTACCGTGTCTATATTGTGGGTGGTAAGGCAAACGGAAAAGTGAGGAAGTACCTCGCTGAAGACTTGGAGACAGTCAAATGAAGATTGGAGACTTGGTGGTGAGCAAAGCACACCAGAACCACGCAGAGATCGTACCAGCGAAGCTGGTGGTGAGCGTTTCAAACCGTGCCCTGGGAGGCCCGGAGAACCCCTATATCGTCACTGCTGACGACCCCGAAGAGTGGAAGCCAGCACGTAATTTTTTCGTCGTGTCACGCGCGTAATTATTTACTCGCGTATACACGTACCTATATTGGTTGAAGGAGATCAAAGATGGCAGATTTGAGCTTGAGTAGTATTGTTGCGGAACTTGAACACATCAAGATTGACTTGCAACACACCCTTGACCGAGTGGACGGCGCTCTTATGGACGCGCGTATCCTTTCAGAAGGCAAAGAGGTTAAGTTCATCGAGGATGTGAATACTGACTTCTCAGCCGAGAAGGAGAGTTTCATCGCACCATGAACATGAAAGTAAGCAAACGACTCCAGCCAGGAGCAATGGTCAGGCAGTCATGGGACACCGCCGCACCCGGTCGCACACCGAAGCTGGGTCTTGTGATTGGAAAACAGCATGTCAAAGAAGAGCATGAGGCAAAGAACCTAGGTGGCAGAAAACAAGAGCGATATGACATTATTGTTCATTGGCTCGATGGCCCGCGACGAACGTGGGAGTATGGCACAGGCGCAGGATCTAGCCCAAACCCTGAAGTGCTCCAGTGCTGGGAGTTGATGCTGGTGTCCAACAATGCCGGACAGTGAATGGTTTTACATATCCCAAAAGAGAGAGCAAGATGAAAAAACTAAGTCAATTCGAGATGTTGGAGAGATTTGCTCTGATGTTGATGGTGATACCTTTACTATACCTCCTGTCGTTCCTACAGTGTTAATGAACGACGAAGAGGACGACTTCGGTGAAGAAAAAGAGTGAACTCAAGTATGGTGCGCTAGTAGTCGATAAGTTCGACGCTGGCCAGCCTATCTATGAATCCATTGCTAAACAAATGTTTGTTCTACGTGATGAGGACTTTGCGTTTGAGTATGTTCACGTTGATTGGCAGACCGAAGAACGAGAGACTGGCGTTCAATATCCCTATTGCGACGAGATGAACCAGGAGCTAGGACGCTTCTGGAGCATCGTCTATCGATACTACCCGCGCCGAAGCTATGAGGAGGCAGAGATATGAGACGTAGAGACAGACGGCAGAATAGGCGGCAATTGACAGCCGAGGACAGAGCACAGTTCGCCCGTGAACGCCAAGAGTTGGTGGGGTCGCTTATTGTTCAAGAAGACCTCGCAGGCGCTTTGGTGCTTGAGCACATCCGAGGGTCGCAGTACCTTATCCGCATGCCTGATGGCACCGAGATTTTTGCATCGCACAAGAAGCAACGCAATGAAAGTGGTGAGTGCATTTCAAAGGGCGGTTGGCGCTTGTGGGAAGAACGACGATGAAATACTTTACTCTAGTTCTTTCGTGCCTATTTTTTACTTGTTGCGGTGATGACCTCGACCAACCCCCCGAGACAGAGCAGTCATCGGGTGCGATATTGGTCGGAGACGTATCAAACCTCAACATTTACCTTTCAGATTGTGGAGAAGAACAACCCGGCCCAGTCCCTACGCCAACATGGTGCGATTATTACGACGATGGAAGTAAGTGCTGCACGTGGGAGACCGATGGCACGTATAGAGAGTGGTGCCAGACCCTAGAAGAATGGTGTTGGGAAGTCAACGGGACTTGGGAAGAGGATTAAAATGGGATATCGTTCAGAAGTAGTATTGGCCCTTGATGCAAAAGTCGTACCAGCCCTCATGGCCATGTTCGCGCAATGTGAAGCAACGCAACTGCTTTGTACGAAAGAGTGCGATGAGCTTAACACCGACTATGATGGAGAGGGTAACTGGTTCATGCGTTGGGATAGCATCAAGTGGTATGAAAGTTATCCAGAGATTGCCATGCTCACCAACTTCATTGAGGCGATGGAGTGCGACGACTTGTCAGGGTTTGGCATTAGTGCTCTCGATGACCATGATGACTACTCGGAGCTATTTAGCTTTGTGCGTCTAGGCGAGGACAACGACGACATAGAACAGAAAGGCTATGCCTTTGAATCTATTGGAGTTTCTCGGAGCATCCACTATTAGCGCGCGCGCCACTCGGCGCGCAGCGCCGAATTCGGCGGAAATTTTTTCTTTTCTCTCTCGCAGCCCGTTTACTTGGCAGGTTGCCGTGCCTATGTTGTTGCCATGAATGAGTATGATTACAGATTTTTCAGCCACATTCGCGACGACATCAACGTCGGTGACTTGGTGCGTTTTGTCTACGCACGCCCTCGCTATGAGGGAGAATCGTGGAGATCCCCTGGAAATGGACTAGATGGCACAACGGCGGTGGTCTTGTCGGAGGGCAGGGAGGACGGACACCAGTGGGGCGGAATTTTTAGCCTACACCACCCCGTGCATGGTTATATCTCGCACTACGGTGACTTCTTGGAGATATCGCGATGAGGGCCAACCTGAAGCCAGGTGACCTGATCATCTGGCCAGACGGTACCCCCGGTGTGCTGCTAACCCGCTTTGACATGTATGCCAAACCCGATGGCAGCAGCAATCACTACCCTAGTTGGTGTTGGCATATAGCCTTTAACGGTCCAACCCCGCGAGATTACAATGAAAAGTACGGAGCCCTAGAAGTGAACATGTTGAACCTAGGAATGGTGCGGAGGGCGCAGTGCAAGTACGAAACCTAGTAACAATTACAAGAACTTCGGTCGGCGTACCAGCTAACACTCTGGCATTGCTGGTCGAG